TATCTTGGATAGCCGGTGCATTTTCGTCAACCGGAGAATCAACCGAACACCTTGCAAACGCAACGGGTAAGGTTACAGACGGTGTAGAACAAACAACTGATAAAGTTAAACCGTTACTTTCTGGATTTGGAAGTCTTCTTGGAATCGTAACCTCAATCGGTGGGTTATTCGCCGGTAAAGCTTTACTTGGAAAAGGAATGGATCTACTGAAAGATAAGGCAGCTGATTTGGGTAAAACATTGGTGTCAAAAGTTAAAGGACCACTCGGTGATGTTGCAAATAAATTAGTTGGGGGAAAAGCCGGGAGTGGTCTTACCGAAAAAGGATTGGGTGTGGCGAATAAGGCACCAATACCGGATGGTCCAGGAAAACGTGCCGGTGGATTTAATGATTTTTTTGAAAAAATGGATCCGAAGAAAATGTTAGCCGGTGCTGCCGCACTACTGATAGTATCGGCGGCACTATATGTTGCTGCAAAGGCGATGCAACAATTTTCAACTGGTGTAAGTTGGGAAGGTGTGATGATGGGAATTGTCACGCTAGGTGCACTTGTATTGGCAGTAGTTGGTCTCGGAACACTAATGTCATCGGGAGTTGGTACGGTTGCAATTATTGCCGGTGCCGCTGCCATGGTGATATTATCAGGGGCGATGTATGTCATGGGTAAGGCGATGCAAGAATTTGCAAAAGCCGCCGTAATAGCCATACCGGTTTTTGAAACATTATTTAAAGGTGTAGTCGGTATTATTGCCGCAGCCGGACAGGTAATAGTAAATGTAATAAGTGCATTTACAGGTGGCATAACAACTATCATTGATTCTTTCGTTAAACTTGGTAGTCTAAATCCAACTACCTTATTGGGAGTTGCACTTGGAATAACCGCAATATCAGGTGCTCTTGCAACATTTGGTGGTGGTAGTTTTATAGCAGGCCTCGGTGGTGCTCTTGGAAAATTATTTGATGAAGATCCTGTGGCAAAATTTAATAGATTTGCCACTATTGATGCAAAGGGTCTTGACTCTGTTGCAAAGGCGATACTTTCATTAGGACAGGCAATACAAACATTCTCAAATATTTCTGGTGGATTAAATTTGGATAAAATAGATGAGATGATTTCAAAGATAGAAAAATTGAAAGAAGCACAAACATCCTCTGCAATATCCGATTTAGGAACAACGGTAGTTGGTGGGTTGACGAATTTTGTTGGTAGTATATTTGGTTCAAACGAAAAACAATCCACTTCACCCGTCACATCTTCTCCTGCAAGTGTAAATGTATCGTCTGCAACTTCCGGCACTAATATGGCTAATGTTGAGAAAAAATTAGATACCCTCATATCGTTATTTAGTCAGGCAGCGGCACAACCAACTGTTATTAAATTTGGAGAAAAAACCGTTGAGGAATTTAAATCTGCATTAAATTTTAAAAAGGCTTATAATATTGGAATAGATAATACGTATGGTAGATCCATCTAATAATCCAACTTTTTTATATTTATTGTAAACAATAGGTAATTACAATGGCATTATTAGACTTATCATCGGACTTATCAAGATTTCGTTCACAAATTTCCCGTGAAGAAAAAAATACACCGGAATCATCGAAGGCAACGAACAATAAAAACTTTGCAACATTCCAACCTATAACAGAAAGGGTGTCTTCCTTATCACCTGCAATTAAAAAATTGGACTCCGTTAAACCGCTGGAAACAAAACTATCATCAATTAAAACGGATGATATAGTAAACTTTGCACGTCAAAATCTTCTAATAAATTCTGTTTCTAAGTATTCATCTATTAATCGGTCATATTCAGAGGATTCTCTTCGTAATGTTCAAACATCTGAAGTTGAATCCCGTTTTAATAAAATACAACAAAAAGAATTTGTCAGTAACTTATACAAATCTAATGTTGTTATTTTAAAACCAACCGGTGATAAAAATACAACATCCCCGGTTGATATAGTTTTAAATCCAAACGATTCAAGTGACAATATACAAAATCCAAATATAACAATAACTACACCACCTCTTTCGTTGGATAGAACAAAAACATCGCCGGTTATAACTAAAAATCTAAACGATTCAAGTGATAATGTAGAAAATCCAAATATTGTCATTAATACCATACCGTTAACATTCGATAGAAAAAAATCCAGTCCTTTGATTGTTATTAAAAAAAATGACACAAGTGATAATATTCAAAATCCAAATATTGATATATTACGCAAATCTTTATCATTTGATAGGGCATCTCAATCTCCCATAATATCAACACAGACTATTAAACAGGGTTTAGTTGTAAACCCAAACACAGATATTATAAAAATAGAAAATGGAATATTTCATTTAGAAGATGAAAGTAAATTAAATCCATCGGGTAAAACTATTAGATTTATTTCCGAATCTAAACTGGTGAAGAAAGAAATACGTGAAAAGAAAGACACCCAACGATATGATGGCACTTCGGGTCAATTAAAAGATAATTCTAGATTAAATTTAGATTCTGTAATTAAAACAATACCGTATGGTAGAAATGAAAATCCCAATAAGTCAAAATTATCTATCGTTGGTACTCAATCGGTAAACTTCTTTAAAGACGATAATGCAACTGGTTTTATTGTGAATGCAAAACGCGGTGAATCACAATATAAAGAAAGTTCATCCTTCGTATGGAAAGGAACTGGAAATGCAGCACCGGTGACAAATTTTATGGTGGATGTCAATGGAAAGGGGTTTACGAAATTTGCAAATATAGGTGAAACTCTTTACAATACAAATAGTTCTAAATTTGGGTTTACATCTACACCACAAGTAGATTTTTTCGATTCTGTTAAAAAATATACATCGGAAGGATTTGAGAAGTTTACAACAATAATGAAAACTGCATACCAACCGGATGCCTCCACATTTACATGGCCGGGTGGTAGAACGAATGCACCGGAAACAAACTATTTCGATAAAGAGTCTAAAAACACAACAATAGGATTTCATAAGTTTGCTAAAATGTACGATACAAAGTACGTTTCAGATTCTTCATTGTTTAACTGGGACGGTAGTAGGGAATCTGCACCAGAAGTTAATTACTTCGATATAAGTGGTAAAAACACTAATATGGGATTTCATAAATTTGCACAAGTATATGACACAAAATTTATCCCCGAATCGTCTTTATTCGATTGGGATGGTAATAGAGAATCTGCACCAAACGTTAATTATTTTGACGTAACTGCAAAAAATACAACAACGGGATTCCATACATTTGCACAACTCTACGATACAAAGTATGTGCCAGAATCATCTCTGTTGGATTGGGATGGTACTAAAATAACTGCACCAGAAGTTAATTACTTTGATTTAACTGCAAAAAATACAACAGCTGGTTTCCATAGATTTGCACAACTCTATGATACAAAGTATGTACCAGAATCATCCTTGTTTGATTGGGATGGTAATAGGGAATCTGCACCCGAAGTTAATTACTTTGATTTAACTGCAAAAAATACAACAGCTGGTTTCCATAGACTTGCTCAAATATATGATACTAAATATGCCCACGAGTCTTCTCGTTTTGATTGGGATGGTAATCGAAACGACGCACCATCTGTAAACTATTTCGATATTGGTGGTAAAAACACATCTATCGGGTTTCATACATTCGCTCAAATATATGATACAAAGTATGTACCGGAATCATCAAGATTTGATTGGGATGGTAACAGAAATTCATCTCCGGAAGTAAACTACTTTGATATTAGTGGGAAATTTACTACTAACGGATTCCATAGACTGGCCGAATTATATGATACGAAGTATGTGCCGGAATCATCAAGATTTGATTGGGATGGTGGTAGAACAAATGCACCGGAAGTAAATTACTTCGATATTAGTGGGAAAGTTACCACAAAGGGATTTCATAAACTGGCTGAACTATATGACAGTAAGTATGTGAAGGGTGCGTCTAAATTTGATTGGGATGGTACAACAACATCTGCACCAACAACTAATTTCTTTCAGGATAGATATAACTCAGGATTTAAAACATTTGCACAAAAATTAAAATCCGAATATGTCCGTGATATTTCAGAATTTACGTTTAAAGGTTCACAACCAGATCCTGTGGATTTCTTTTCAAATACAAATTCGTCTGGATTTACAATTAAAATACCCATATTAGAATCTAAGTATGTGAGCGATATTAGTAGATTTGCATTCAAAGGAACAACTCCAAATCCGGTTGATTTTTTCACAAACAATAATGTTGACGGGTTTACTATTAAAGTAAATAAAAACGAAACTAACTATAAGACTGAAAGTAGTAGATATACATTTAAAGGTAATCGTTCTTCCGCACCGAGTGTTGATTATATTGGCAATCAATATGCAAACGGGTTTGTAAATTTGATGCAACATTTAAAAACGGAGTATGCAGAAAAACAAAGTAAATTTACATGGGTTGGTTCAAGGGGTGATGCACCATCTGTGGATTTCTTTAAAATACCGGCTCAAAATTCATCGGGTATATCCGGATTCGATACATTCTTTATTGATAAGACATCAACGAAGTATTCTGATAAATTATCGAGCCTATCTGCAGAAAGTTCTAACAAAAAGTCTGCTGTAAAAAATATTCCGTACACCACGTTCTTTGGATATAGACCACAAGAACGTACAGGATTTATGGTGAACATGAGTACATTTGATGGTACATTATTTCCAATCATAAATCCAAAATTAAAGTTTGACTACAACCTGGATGCACGAACACAAATTTCAATAGTACGTTCAGAAAATCCTGCAAATTTAAAAACAGGGGAACTCGAAAATTATGCACCACTTTCTCTTGGAAAGAGACCGTGGGCAAATGGAACTTTATTTTCAACATTAGATTCACAAATACCTAATTTAAAAACAAAGGCACCAGCTGGGTCATACACTAACAAGTATGAACGTTCAATGAAAGATACCACCGAAAAACTTGGGTATCTTACAAAGTGGGCAATCACACGTCGTTCACCTTCTCCACTCGATGATCAGTATTCCAAATATAAACTACAAGATGAATCGGTTAACAGAGAAGTTGCTGTATTCAATCAACCGTATGTTGTTCGTGGTATTCAACGTGTGGGTGAAGTTGAGAATCAACGATGGGGATTTGGTGTAACATTTGATGATGGTATTATACGTGGTGGTACAACAACTCAAGCGGAAAGAATACTACAAGACGTGGTTCGTATTGGTAAATTCACATTAAGTGCAAAGGGTGCATTATTCAACATCAAACAACTCGGTTTACAGGCGATGAATCCGGTCGTAGATGTTGACCCTAAAATATTTACAAACGGGGTTTTGGGAATATCCTCTACTTTGTTATACAATCCATTATCATTGATTGGAAACGTTGCAACTGCACGTGCCGGTGGTCATTACGCAAGACATGGTATAAATCCGTTGGATTCTGATTACTTAAACAAGTATGGAACATCAACTGTAAACAGGGAATTAAAAGAAAGATTTACTGATCCAAATTATACAAGTTTTGATAGACTACCGTCGCCAAGTATTATAAACAATGATCCAGGTGGTTACAATAGATTGATTGGATTGATGAAAGAATTATTGCCAAGTTCATTTAAACCATCTACTAGGCCGAAACCCCAATTTTTTGGCTCAATGAACCTTCTTAATTTCTTACGAGGTTCTTCGGTGATGAATCGAGTTTCTTCAAATTTCGGTGGACCAAATTCATTTCTCGGAATTGGCGGGACAAAAATCAATAGGGCATCACATCCTTATTTGGGATCATATACCACAAGTCCTATGTTATTCAATGAATCAAGTGAAACCTCTTATTTAGAATCAGCTAAGAGAGATACATTTTACGCGGCATCACGTACTTATCGTGATAGTATAATAGATAGTAATTCACAATATAAGGGTATATTAGAGGCCTTAATTGGATTACTAGAATCTGGACCTGAAAATCCGGCGGTTAACACTTCACCTTCGGATTTAAACGAAACCCTCGAATTACAAAAAGACACAAAAACCAGAATCGTAAATTCGAGTACATTTGAACCAAGATATGAGAACATAGTAGATAGAATAAGTGTACGAAACAATTACTCTGCAAAAAAGGAAGGAAGTGAATTATATCGTGGTCCAGACAGTAAAATAATAGATTCGGATTCCGATCCTATAAAGAAATATAGAACACTTGCTTACAATAAACTTCAAAAGGTAAAGCCGGGAATCTCCGGTAGATCGGCTCTATTTAATGATTTCAGACATGATTTAGAATCAAGTGGTTCCGAATCATTTATAACACATCCTGGAATCGCAAGATATGATACTAGAAATCTTGAAAATTATTTCGGGTTGGGTAAATATGGAAAACCCGGTGCACAACGTAATATCCCATATAATAGTAATGTTGTTTATAGTAAATCTGAGAAAGGTATAAATAAATTAGCGGGAAGTGCCACCAACGACGCAGAGGCTAAGAAATTTCAGACATATTCTGTTCCTAAATTAAAACCAGATTCTGAATTTAGGGGAGACCGTATAAATATCATAGACTATAAACGGGCAAATTTTGATATATCACACAACTTGGTATATGAACAAGGAGCATACAATGACAACTCTTTACCAGGTTCTAAAGATTTAGTTGAATTTTATTTCTCAAGTCTTGTATTGAGTGGACATAATTATTGTCCTGCCGAAGTTATAGTATTCCGTGCAACGTTTGATAGTATAACTGATAATCATAAACCAAGTTGGAACTCTGTTAAGTATATGGGACGGGCGGATCCTTTATACACATATCAGGGATATGAACGTTCAATATCGTTTGGATTCACGGTTCATATCGGTTCACGTGATGAAATGAAGGCAAGTTGGAGAAAATTGAACTATCTATCCTCATGGACGGCACCAGAATACACGAAAGCCGGATTTATGCGGGCACCTATGATTAGATTGAATATCGGTAATCTTTATAGAAAAATGCCTGGTTACATAAGTAATTTATCATATACATTTGATAACTCAAATGGATATTGGGAAACTGCACATTTGTATGAGGATCAAAGAATGGATGGCGCTAATAAAGATTTATCCACGCCGGGTGCATTGCAATTACCAAAAAATATTCAAGTTTCTTGTGAGTTTGTTCCGGTTGGTGTGTACAGACCAGAGTTCAGAGGTGTGATGTATTCGTTGTACGATGATAAAAACGGAGATAGTTTGGAAAATGGTTTAATACCAATAGATAACACTAAAGTAAATTATTTTAAAACATTTGATGATATGGGTATAGATGGCGACCAAAACAAATACAATTTGACTATACCACCCGGTGATGAAAATAAACCGTTGGATGGTAAGTTTGAAGATTCACCACAATCTATGCCCGGTACACCTGGTCAAAATTAATAGAAATAGGAGATAATTATGGGAAACAGATATACTTACGGACACATATTCCCAAATGCAAGAAAGGTAGAATCCGACGGTACAATTAAGACAGTTAGAAGATTATCTTCAGTTATGTATCCAGATTTTAGTACACCGGATGATACCATGATAATTTCACAGGAGGGAGACCGTTTGGATTTACTTGCCAAAGAATATTATGGTGATGAATCATTTTGGTTTGTTATAGCAAGAGCCAATTTTCTTGGAAAAGGCAGTATGAGTGTACCGCCGGGTAAAATAATTAGAATACCATACTATACCGAATATAGTGGAATACAAACACTTATAACTAACTTTAACGAGGAAAGATAATGCCGGTAGAAGGATTGAAATATGTAAACCCGTTTTACAGAGAAGTTGATTCGGAAGTTAGAATTGAATTAAATACACGTGCCGATTACTATGGTAGGAGAGTTCGTGGTGTTGGTAAGGCATACCCACGCAATGTTGCATGGTCTTATCAGAAAGTTGCATTTGGTCGAATAAAAGGCGAAGGCGGTATTGTCCTAGGAGTTCCGTGGACGAATGTTATGTCTGACCGTGAGGGTAAGTTGACGTTATACAATGCACAAAGAAATGTTCCAAACAAACCATTATTGACTTCGATAGAATTATCTAATGAAGGAACGATAGGTTCTTTGTTAAAAGGTAAATTTAGTTTTGTATTTTACCCAAAAATTACAACAAACGGATTTGTTATGGATGGCATTGAAAAGGCATTCTTCACCCCTGGAAAAGAAGTTTCCGTATCGTTTGGATGGAGTGTATTTGCCGCCGAGGCGTCCGCTTGTAAATTAAATTTTACAGGAATCGTTTATAACTTTAATTGGTCTTTTAATCCAGATTTATCCGTAACCGCAGACGTTTCGATAGTTTCAAAGGCATCAATCGCGATTGGTGCATCTGGAGACCAAAGTGTTCCAAAACAAGACGGTGACACAGAGACAAAGGATCCAGCGGGTGTTGCCATGAGTGGTAACAATTTGGTGAATGTTATTAAAGATGATTTGGCAGCATTAAATGCTATAAATAAATTAGCAGTAGGTTCGAGTAAATATTATCCAAAAAAATCCACTAAGAATGGTTTGTTAGAATATTATGCAATAGGTCTTCCATTTCAAGAAGAGGGTGATGCGGAAAATAAAAACAAATCGGCTGCAATAACACCGAAAGTTTTTTGGTATGTCAAATTAGGATCAATAGTTGAATTTGCAAATGATTTAATTGCAAGATACGAAAAAGATTCACAGAAAAAGTTTTTACAAAATCTGTATAGAATAAATGTATTTGGAAACATATCAGATAAATTACCCGAAGTGCGTTCTGCTTTTCCTATTGATGTTTACTTTCCGGATCCAGATATGGGAAATTACGGGGCAAGTTGTAATCCATTCCAAACGTCTGTTTTATCGGAAGAGGTAGATGAATCACAAGGACATATTAATCTTGGCAATATACTATTGGGTACAGATTATATTATAGACACATACACCAAACATATAGAAAATAATTCTACCAATATTCCTTTTAAAAATATAACCTCTTTGTTTGAATCGCTCATAAAGAAAATAAATTTTGCATCGGGAGATATGTATCAACTAAGTACGGTTATGTATGAGAATTATAAAACCCCCGATAGTCCTGCGATTTTATCAATCGAAGATTCTAATATACCCAAATCAATAAAGGTTAATGAATTTAAGTTTGATGCAACTATATTTAAACCTCTGATAAAAAATGTTTCAATATCATGTCATCCGCCTGGACCTTTGGCGGCCGCGGCATATACACAGGCACGTGGTGATGATGCGAATAAAGTAAAACCTGGAAATGGAGATGTTTCCACCACAACTAGAAAAGAAAAGGATGAGGCGGCATTTAATAAAGAATTTGAAGATGCCAAGAAAGAAATGAATAACTCCATAAATTCGGTAGGTTCTACCGCCGGATTTAATTCTTCGTGGGGCGAAACATATCGTGGTAATTTGATAAAATATAAAAGAAATAAAGTTAAAGACGCGTCATGGTTATCTAAGGCAATATATCCAATCGATTTAAGTATAACAATAGATGGTATTAACGGGTTTAAGTTTGGGGATGTTATAAAAACATCACTGATCCCATATCAGTATAATCAAACGTATGATATGGTGTTTACCGTCGTTAAGGTTAATCACACCGTTAAAGATGGAATATGGGAGACAACATTAACTACAAAATCTAGAATCAGCATGGAATAATTATATGGCTGCAAATAGAAAAAAAATATATTATCCTGAAAATCAAATTGAACGAAATCTTTTCACACGGGGGAAAGAGTGGATGACTATTGGTGATTGGAAAGAATATATCGGATTCTATCATAGATATGAAACGGGTGAGGTATTTACAGAAAAGGATTGGAATCCGAATAAATCTTTAAAATTAACAAAGTATAAAGATATGAGTGAGTCTTATTTTAAGTATTTGGATATACGTCATTACAAAGAAATTCGTGGTCAAAAAGAAACTATAAGAACATCTGGATTAACACAACTTTCAAGTTATTCTGCCCCTCGTGCCGTTAAAGTATTACCGAGTGAAATACATCAAAAAAATGGAGTAATGAATCGGTACTTTATTTATAAACGAAATGAACCGGATAAAGTGTTTTTTGAAATAGATGAACCACAAACTGTTGATTATGAAGTAGATAGAACTGGTATAAATCAGTATTTGTATGGACTTATAACTATACCGTGGAAACTAAGTGGGCCGGAATTTGATGTTTATTCTGACAATGTATTAAAAATTTCAGGAATTTATAACACAAATCAAAGAATTATTGATAGATATTCAAAAAAATTTCCTATATTACGTACAATTCTTACAAACCCAAGAGAGTTTACAAAGTACGATAGATAAACGTTATGTTTGAAAAAATACCATGTATATGTATTCCACTCGTATCTAACGATAAGTTACATCCGAGTGAAACCACTATTTTGGCACTATATCTTTATTTTGAAGATGGAACGTTCAATTTAGTAAATTTTTCACATCCAGACAAACCTATTTCCGATATTCAACTGAATGACGTTAAACTTCACCCGAAGTCTCTGGTATTCAATAAAAAATTGTTAGCATACAATGGCTTCGATTCGGGTGTTGATTTGAACTCGTATATGCAGTATTATGTTGATGATACTATAAATGTAAGTGAATTTTACCCAAAAACATTTGAGTATTTTTACTCTAAGTTTTACAAAGATAATTCCGTCGGTAAAATAATACCAATTTCCAAACACATAGAGTTTGCGGAAAACATAATATTATTCGTGATGTCATACTATAAATCGGATAGAATTACAGAGTCATGTATTTCATACTCAGATGATTTTGTCCAAGTATTTCGGAACATAGAACAGACTCCTATAATGGTAGATGGTGTTCCCCACAAACAAAATTATATGTGGTACACCTCAACTACAAGACCGAGTAATTCTTGGAATAATTTTAACTTCTCCGCGATAAATAAAAAAGATGGATCCCGGAGTAAAATAACTTCAAAATTTAATGGCGGTAAACTAATTCAGTTTGACTATGATGCATTTCACGTAAAACTACTCGCTAAGATTTTGCAGTATAACTTTACTAAACACCCATACGAAGAAATAAAAGAAGAATTGGGGTTGGAAATTTCATATAAAGAATTTAAATCGTTGGTGTTTAAAAACATTTATGGTAACATAACCGATAAGTTTTTACAGCACCCGTTCTTTCTACGTGTACAGGCAATGATTGACGAACTTTATAATGAATACACTACAAATGGATTTATCGAATCATATTTCTATAAAAAGAGATTTAGAGATATTGAAGACGAATCTCCTAATAAAATATTCAATTACTTTCTACAATCATTGGAAACTGAGTATAATGTCCATAAGATGAAACTAATTTCAGAGTTACTTAATGAAAAGAAAAGTACCTTATCCATGTATGTCTATGATGCATTCATATTTGATATTCACCCCGATGAACTTGATATAATACCAGTATTGACTAAAGTTTTTGAGACGGATGATATGACAATAAAATTATCCATTGGTGACGATTTAAATGATATTAAAGAAATATAATACATATTTATATGTAAACAATAATGGGTAAATTATGAATGAAGTTATAAATGAATTGGTATCGGAATGGTCAAATAGAATACCATCCGGTATAATAGATATGAAAAATGAGGAACAACTGTTTATATTGCTTCAAGTTATGAACGAATATATCGGAGATAGGTGGCTCGTGTCGGAGTGGATGGATAATATTAAAAACAACAATTTAATGAGAGAGAGGAATTGAAAACACAACTTGTATGTACATTTGTCCGAAAAAATCAAATAGACCAAACAATAAATAAAATTACCGAAAATTTTAAATTATTAAACGGTAAGATATTTTTGTTAAAATCGTCACAATCTGATAATGAACTTATTTTATCGTATAACATTGTTTTAGATTCTCGTAAAGATTTTTTACCCGGATCCATATTAGTACATCGTAAGAAAGAAACAAACACAATATACACCATAAATGCATTAAATGAACTCATTGTCAATATAAATAATGGCATTCTTGATAAGAAATATCCGATAGAATGGGAGAGGTATCAAGATACAATGATGTTAAAGAAATCATCTGGGTTGAATTTAATAAAAACAGAAGTTGTTAAGATATATTCTGTTTAAATTTTTTAGTTTGACATATTTATAGTATATTGTGAACCTGTTTGGAACTAAATTAAAATATGAAGTCTTACAATAAAATAATACAAGATACCGATTATCTTATAAATGCTTTGAAAGAAGAATTTCAAATTGTTACCGAGGCCGGTGCAATAGATGATATTTTTAGCAATCTCAAGAAGTATTTGAACAAATTAACTATGATGCCGGATAATACTATAAATGCATCCAAATATCAAGAGCATGAAATAGTTGATGGTATGCGTAAACTTGGGTATGAGTATAAAAAACCTATGGGTAGGAAACTTCACTTCTTTAACAGAAAAACAAGTATAAGTTTATATCTCGGTCAAGATAAAAAACAAATAACACTACAACCATAACTGAGAGAATTTATGAGTAATGCAAAGAAACAAAAATTAAAAGAAACTATTTCAGCGGGTTCTACTTCTCCGATTAAATATATTGCATTCATAGATGCGGCATCATATATCAATCGTGGAAATGGTTTAATGACTAATATAATTGGTACAGGTACTGGACCTGAAATCTCAAAATGGTTTAGAAAACTTGCCACATCTAACGAATATAAATCAAAGGTTGACCAGTTTAAATCAATATCTTCTAGATTTTCATCGTTGCCTTCTCTAAAAACAATGTACAATGCTTTAAACAAAATAAAAAGCAAAGGATCGAGTGAGGAAGATAAAACACAATCTGAAAAAGATTTAAATCTTGTTATAAACAAAATAGGTCGTATAATTTCCTCAAAACTAACAGAAGAGGATAAAGAATTATTCCAATCGGTATCAACTTATTTGGACGGTATTTCTGCAAATATAGCTGGTAAATTAGATTCTGCCATAAATACACCGGCGGAACCGGCATCAGAAAAACCAGCGGAAGAAAAACCAGAAGATAAAGGTGGTGAAAAGTCTGCCGAAACACCGGCGGAAACTCCCACGGAAAAACCAGCGGAAACCCCTACGGAAAAGCCTGCAGAAAAAACTACTACTGAAAAACCAACGGAAAAGCCTGCAGAAAAAACTACTACCGAAAAACCAACGGAAAAGCCGGCAGAAGAAAAACCAACAGAAGAAGAACCAAAAAAAGAATCTAAATCATTCTTCACAGAAGAAGCAAAAAGAAGAATTGAAAGAATCGTTCGGGAAATCTTAATTAGTAAGATGAAGAAATCATCTAAAAAATAATTTTTCCTACACTATTGACTATTAACATTTAATTTCGTATATTTGTATTGACAGTTAACATCTGAACAGATAAAAGTTATCAGTTCAATTTTATTATTTAATTTTTAAGGAGTAATTATATGGGTATCAATTTAGATGCTATTCGTGGTCGTCTTAACACATTGAAGAATGCAAACAATCGCACTTCAAACATCTGGAAACCAGAACCGGGTGAACATCAAATTCGTATTGTTCCATACGTACACAATACAGAAAATCCTTTCTTGGAACTTTATTTCCACTATAATTTAGGTAAGAAGTCAACACTTTCTCCTATTTCATTCGGTCGTCCTGACCCTATTGTTGAATTTGCTGAAAAGTTGAAGCAAACGGGTGATAAGGAAGATTGGATTGCAGGTCGTAAGTTAGAACCAAAGATGCGTACATACGTTCCCGTTCTTGTTCGTGGACAAGAAAAAGAAGGTGTAAAGTTTTGGGGATTCGGTAAGCAAGTTTATGAGTCTATTCTCGGATTCATCGCCGACCCGGATTACGGTGATATTACCGACTTGAAGGAAGGTAGAGACGTTGTAGTTACCGTTAAATCGGCAGAAGAAGCCGGTAGAAATTACGCAGAAACAACCATCCGTATCAAACCTAAGCAAACACCGGCGACCGATAATCCTGATATTGTTGCGAAGATTAAGGAACAACCAAAAATCACCGAACTTTATCCCGAACCAACTTATGATGATTTGAAGATTCAACTCCAAACTTGGATGGGTTCAAATGAGTCGGAGGAATCCGACGGTGGTGAAGAAGTTACAAAATCAAATTCAACGAAGAATACCGTTACTACTAATGAAGTTGAAAAGGCGTTTGACGACCTGTTTAACTAATATTTGGAGTAATTTATGGCTAAAACAAAAAATGACCTAACCGATGAACTCGGTGGTTTAATCGCGGAAACCATAAATAAGCAATTTAAATCACAAAATTTAAAGACTGCTTATTTTTTGGAAGGTGATGATGATGCTCCAACTATTGTAAAAGAATGGGTATCTACGGGGTCAACTATCCTCGACCTTGCCATCTCAAATCGAAAATGGGGTGGATTTCCAGTAGGACGTGTTTGTGAGATAACGGGATTGGAACAAAGCGGTAAGTCACTACTTGCCGCTCACACCCTTCTCAATACACAAAAGAAAGGTGGTCTTGCCGTTTATATTGATACAGAAAATGCTCTGTCAACCGAGTTTCTAAATGCCATCGGTCTCAATCTAAAAGAGATGTTATACATACCACTTGAAACGGTAGAAGACATCTTTGAAACGGTTGAAACTATTGTTGAGAAGGTTCGTTCATCAGATAAGAACCGACTCGTAACGATTGTTGTTGACTCTATTGCAGGGGCTTCAACAAAGACAGAGATGGCGGCTGACTTTGATAAAGATGGTTATGCAACTGCAAAGGCACTCATTATCTCAAAGGCAATGAGAAAGATTACGAACTTGATTGGTCGTGAACGTATCTGTCTTATCTTTACAAACCAACTTCGTCAAAAGTTAAATGCACCGGCATTCTCTGACCCGTGGACAACACCTGGTGGTAGAATGGAACTTTGCCTCCAGTAAAAAATTCGGTGAATTGCTGGAAAATCCTTAGAGCTTTTACACCACAACATAATTGGTAACGATAAGTGTGATGGTTTGAAAAGTAAAAGATTGGACAATCAGCATCCAAGCATCTCAGCGATGAGATGAAGGTTCAGAGACTAATATGAGTAATCTTTCAAAATTGGGTAAGACTTTTCCATTTCACAAACATATTTATATGTAAAGGAGATACCTATGAAAGAAGAAAATAACACGAGTGCCGAATATCAGAGTGAACTATTGAAATGCGAGATTTGTGGTAAACAAATGAAGTCTATTACAAATTCTCATCTGATAAAGATATAGTCCGAACTTACGAGAAATCGTAAGAAGTGTGGTGTAAATATCCACACGATAACAAAATTGAAAGGAATCCCATTCCACGCCTCGGTACGAATCCGTCTATCATCCATCGGTGCAATCAAAGCAAAGGTGAATGGACAAGATACAATCATTGGTTCGAGAGTAAAGGCAAAACTCGTGAAAAACCGTGTAGGACCTCCTCTCCGGGAATGTGAATATGAAGTGTACTTTGATTCGGGTATTGATGATTACTCGTCTTGGTTGACAACAATGAAAGACTATGGTCTTGTTGGTCAATCGGGGGCTTGGTATTCTTGGACGGATAAACGTACCGGTGAAATTATAAAGTTCCAATCAAAGGAATTTGTAGATAAAATCATCAATGTTCCCGAACTCGCTGACATCATTTATGATGAAATTGCCGATAAGGTAATTATGAAATATCAGCAGTTAGATGGGGCACGAATAGATGATGTAGTTCTTTCCGAAGACTCACTCATCGATGATGTGTGATTTTTTTTTCAGTATGGGGTGAAGAAAAAAACTTTGCCCCATATTTATATCTATAACCAAAGTATTTTTTTTTTTTGGAGTCCAAAATGAAATTGTCAAGTAGAAAAGAACTTCTGAACGAAGCAGAACAAGAACTCAAATCAATCAAAACCTCTGTAAATGAAACACCTCCTAATAAAATGAAATGGAAACACAAACCTAGTACCCCACTTGCCGCCGGTGACGCTGAACGTTCTATATCTTCTTTACGTTTGAAAATGAATAAGAAGATAGAATCTGTTGCTAAACAAACAATTCAAAGTGTATTCAATCAAAATAAATCAGAATTGGAGTCTTTTGGTCAAGATTTAGTTGGTGCAGAAATTACAAGACTTCGACTTTCTAGAAATGATATGCAAAATCAACCAGGATTGACATATTCAAGAGTTCAAAATTTGAATTTTGAGATTATGGACAACAAAATTCAATACATAACTGCTGATGTTGAAATAACAAAACCAGATGGTAAGAAGTTCTATAAAAAGAAATTTATAATATCGGGATAACTTGGAGTCTAAAATGAAATTATCAAGTAGAAAAGAACTGCTACGTGAAGCAGAACAAGAAATGAAAAAGATTCGTGGTAAATCAAAAAAAATTGAAGAAGTTGCCGTGATAAACGAAATCTCAAATGCAGACCGTATGATTGGTGAACTTTCAAAACTAGACCCAGGGTCAAAAAAATTTTTGGAAAAATTAGTGAAAGTGCTTTATGAAATCACTTATGAAACCACTACTGCAGTTGATGATCTACGTACTGCAGTTAATGATCTACGTGATTCTCTACGAAGCCGTTTCAACTGATTGATATGATTATGGTACATAACCAATATAGTAATCAGACGAAATAACAAAAGGGAACTTCGGTTCCTTTTTTTATTTGGATATGTCCTGAACATTCCGTATATTTGTCCTCGCTAAAACAACTTTATACTACCTATGCAACACGATAATCTAGCAGAGTTCGGACATACATTTCAAACAAAAGTAATATCATCACTTATTTCGGATAGAGCATTCCTTCAACAAGTTTCCGATTTGATTGAATCGAATTATTTTGAATCACAATCTAATTCTTGGATTGTAAATAAAATATTAAATTACTATAACAAGTATAAGGCGCCACCCACCCAAGAAGTATTTAAGTCCGAAGTTGTATCTATTGAAGATAAATTAACAAAAACTTCTATTGTTGATTCTCTTAAAGAGGCATACCGGCTTCAAAATTCAACAGACTTAGAATACGTTAAGAATACCGTCATCGAGTTCTGCAAAAATCAAAAGATGAAAGTTGCCATTCTTGAATCGGTTGACTTATTAAAAGCGGGTAAATTTGACGAAATCAAACGCAAAGTCGATTCTGCCTTAAAAGCCGGTGCCGATAAAGACGTTGGTCACGAATACAATAGTCAGATAGAAGAAAGATATGCCGTTGGCGCTAGAAATTGTGTTTCAACAGGGTGGTCGGTAATAAACGATATAACAAATGGTGGAATCGCAGGTGGTGAATTGGGAGTTGTTGTTGCTCCCGCCGGTGGTGGTAAATCGTGGGGTTTGATAAATATTGCGGCCAATGCCATAAAACAAGGAAAGACTGTTATTTATTATACTCTTGAATTAAACGCATACTACGTTGGTCGTCGTATAGATGCTTATCTTACAAACATAGCATTTCAAAACTTAGAAGAAGAAGGTGCAAAAGATAAAATTAAAGGTATAATGGAATCACTTAGTGGTCAACTTATTATTAAGTATTATCCCACAAGAACGGCATCGGTTACTACAATTACTTCACACATCGAGAAATGTATATCACAGGGTAAACCGCCTGATATGATTATTATTGATTATGCAGACCTTATCCGTCCATCGAAGGCCGGTGATAAGAGATTAGAATTAAATGACATCTATGAAGACCTACGAGGACTTGCCGGCGAATACGATATTCCGGTTTGGACTGCCTCTCAGGCAAATAGAAGTTCTACTGAAGAAGATGTTATCGAGGGCAATAAAGTTTCAGAATCGTATAATAAAGTTATGGTGTGTGACTTCATTATGTCCCTCTCTCGTAAGTTGAATGATAAGATTGGTGGAACAGGAAGATGGCACATTATCAAGAACCGATTCGGTCCAGACGGTATGACATTTCCAAGTAAGATAAATACAATGACAGGACACATTGAAATCTTTGAACCAAATTCTGATATGGGGAAATCTGTCTCGGATAATATGAAAGGTGATGGTTTGTTGAAAAAATCATTATCACAAAAGTTTAAGGATTTGGAAGGATTTTAATAGTTAGTGTATAAATTTTTTTTTATAAAACCACGTTTTTTCTTTTCAAACTACATACTTATCTCTACACCCCGTTGGTTTCAAAAAGAAAATAGTCGTTTTTAATAAAAATTAAGTTGGAGAATTATATGGAAATCAGTAATAGAATATTGTCAGATATAACCGTGTATATGAAATACGCTCGTTTCATACCCGAATTAAATCGTCGGGAAACTTGGGAAGAGTTGGTGACACGAAATAAACAAATGCACCAAAAAAAATATCCACAACTCCATGATGAAATTGAAAACGTCTATAAATTTGTATATGACAAGAAAGTTCTCCCTTCAATGCGTTCACTTCAATTCGGCGGTAAACCAATCGAAATAAGTCCAAACCGAATTTATAATTGTGCCTATATGCCTATCGATGATTGGCGTGCTTTCGGTGAAGTGATGTTCCTCCTTCTCGGTGGAACCGGTGTAGGTTATTCTGTTCAGAAACATCACGTTGAGAAACTCCCTGAAATTCGTAAACCAAAACAAGATAGAGAAAGAAGATTCCTTGTATCGGATTCTATTGAAGGTTGGGCTGATACAATTAAAGCAATAATTAAATCGTACTTCATGGGTGGTTCATCCCTTCGATTTGATTACTCGGATATTAGACCAAAAGGTTCTCGACTTATTACATCAGGCGGAAAGGCACCAGGACCAGAACCACTTCGTATTTGTGTTGAGAAGATTCGTTCTATTTTAGATTTGAAAAAGGATGGTGATAAACTAACTCCAATCGAAGTTCACGATATTGTTTGTCATATTGCAGATGCAGTTCTCGCCGGTGGCATTCGTCGTGCTGCTCTTATTTCTTTATTTTCCGCCGATGATGATGAAATGATTTCATGTAAGTTTGGTGCATGGTGGGAATTGAATCCTCAACGTGGACGTGCAAATAATTCGGCGGTATTGCTCCGTAGTAAAGTTAGTGAAGAATTTTTCAAGGAATTATGGAAGAAGATAGAACTTTCAAATGCAGGCGAGCCGGGTATTTATTTTTCAAATGATAAGGACTGGGGCACAAATCCCTGCATGGCACATGACACAAAGATTGCCGTTGCAGATGGACGTGGATCAGTATCGATTGGTGAATTAGCAAAATCTGGAGAAGATGTACCTGTTTATTCTGTAAACAGAATTGATGGTAAGGTTTCTATCCAGTGGGCACGTAGTCCAAGAAAAACACGAGAGGGTGTAGAATTGGTTCGTGTTCATCTAGATGACGGTTCCCATTTAGATGTTACACCTGACCACGGTATGTTATTGCGTGATGGGACCCGTGTAGAAGCTAAAGATTTGAAGAAAGGTGATTCTCTTTCCAGATTCACAAAGAAACAAGAACAAGTTTCAAAAACAAACCCTCATAAATACTGGCGTGTGTATTGTGATACTCGAAATACCAAATTGGATAAAATATTTGAACACAGATTGATTACAAAATTTTATCAACCGGATGTTTGGTCTTCTATGTATAATCAATCAAAATCAAATGGTTGGATTAAAGGTTCATTGGTAGTTCATCACAAAGACTACAATCCACTTAATAACCATCCTGAAAATCTACAAATAATGACTTTCAAAGAACACGCCGAATATCACGCACAGAATGATAATACCGGTGAAAATAATTCAAAATATTCCGGTTACACAAATAATCAAATCGAACAATTTGCATTAGAGTTAACTCGTTTATATGGTAGAAAGGTATCATCCCGTGAATGGGAAGTTGCTGTAAAACAAAATGGAATGCCAATTATGTTTTCATCGTGGAGAAGAAATAATTGGTTCAATTCTCCGTCAAGTTTACTTTCATGGTGTGCAAGTGAACTTGGATATGATGACGTTGATCCAAGAGTTTCCCGTACATTGGCGAAATTAGAATCAAACGGTTATAGTGCATACATTAAAGACAACTCTGTTTGGGTGAAAAAATCTTGTGGTAATCCAAATTGTAGTGAGAAATTGCACTTACACCACTCTGATAAACACGTTGTTTATTGTTCAAAAAGTTGTGCAAATTCGACCGAAGAAAGTATATCATCGTTTATTAAACGTAGTAAAACCGGTAAAATAAACAAGCAAAAAATTACATTTGAAAAACAAATAAATATATTTAATGATTTGAAAGATTCTCTTGGTAGAGAGCCGAAGAAAGAGGAGTGGGAAGTTGCGTGTAAAACCGGTGGTATCGCTAAAAGAATTAGAACAGAAATTTCAAATGATTATGATAATGAATATGTATTTCGTACTTTTGACCAATTAAAAGAAACGGCATCCACATATAATCATAAAGTTCTTCGTGTTGAAAAATTAGATGGATTGCATGATGTTTATAACATAACGGTTGACAATAATCATACAGTAGGTGTAGTTACCGATGATTCAAATAATCAGATGAGTGGAGTGTTTATCACCCAATGTTGTGAGATTGCCTTACGTCCATTCCAATTTTGCAATCTCTGTGAAGTAAATGTATCAGATGTAGTTGACCAGGCAGATTTAGAAGCACGTGTTAAGGCCGCAACATTCATCGGAACGTTACAGGCAACATACACAGACTTCCATTATCTTCGTCCAATCTGGCAAAGAACAACGGAGAAGGATGCTCTTCTTGGCGTTGGTATGACCGGAATTGGTTCGGGTGCAGTACAAAAGTTAGATGTAAAATCAGCTGCAAAAATTGCAAAAGAAGAAAATGAAAGATTGTCCGAAATACTTGGAATCAATAAAGCGGCACGTGTAACAACAATTAAACCCGCGGGTACATCATCTCTCACACTTGGTTGTTCATCGGGTATTCATGCTTGGCATAACGATTATTATCTTCGTCGTATTCGTGTTGGTAAAAACGAAGCAATTTACGATTACTTGGCACAGAAACACCCACAATTAGTAGAAAACGAATATTTCCGTCCACATGATACTGCCGTGATTGGTATTCCACAAAAGGCACCGGAAGGTTCTATTCTTCGTACTGAATCACCACTCCAACTTCTCGAACGTGTAAAGTGGTTTAATAGTCAATGGATTCGTCCTGGTCACCGAAACGGAATGAACACCCACAATATTTCGGCAACGGTAAGTATAAGAGAAAATGAATGGCCGGCGGTCGGAGAATGGTTATGGTCAAATCGTGATTCATACAACGGTATATCTGTGTTGCCTTTCGACGATCATAGTTATACCCAGGCACCTTTCGAGGACATTACCGAAGAAAAATATCATCAGTTAATGGAAACTCTCAAAGATGTTAATTTATCGGAAATTGTAGAAATGGAAGATGAAACAAATCTCACTGGTGAAATTGCGTGTGGTGCATCGGGTTGTGAAATAAAATAAAAGGTAAAAAGTTATGATTATTTATATGACCACAAATCTTGTAAATGGTAAAAAATATATCGGTAGAGATAGTAAGAATAATCCAAAATATATCGGTTCTGGTCGGTTACTCAAAAAGGCAATAAAAAAATATGGTAAGAGTTCTTTTAAGAAGGAAATACTTGAAGTATGTTCTTCCTACGAAGAGTTGATAAAACGTGAAGAGTATTGGTTAAACTACTATGATGTTGGTAATAATCCAATATTTTACAATGCTAATAATTGTTCAAATGGTGGTCCACTATTTTTTGGAAGAAAACATATTGAAGTTACTAGAAAAAAAATGAGTGAATCCAGACGTGGTGAAGGCAATGTCATGTGGGGAAAACAACATTCACAGGAAACTCGTATAAAAATATCAGAAAATTTGATTGGAAAAATGTCTGGTGAAAAAAATCCGATGTATGGCAAACGTGGTAAAGATAGTCCTGCCTTTGGTCGGAAACACACGCAAGACACTAAAAGAAAAATAGGTGAAAAACTTAAAGGCAGAATCTTCACAGAAGAAACAAAATCAAGAATTAGTAAAACTCGGATAGAAAGAAGTATTTCTAAAGGGGAGAATAATCCAAACTTTAAAGGGTATTCCGTATGTATTGTTGGCGACTATATTGGACAAAGAAAAACCGCAACGGAATGGGGAAAAATATTGAACATGGACTCTAGTGGATTCAGACTACATCTTTATGGTAAACGATACAAAAAAGGAATTAAAGGAAACTTCTTTAAATGGGAACATGAAATCAAGTAACGACTACTACATAAACGAAGAAGGGAAGGTGATATTTCTACGGGAGTATCACCTTCGTCGTGGTAAATGCTGTGGTAACAAATGTAAGAATTGTCCTTTTATTCCAAAGTGGACAAAGGGAGTTACAAATACCGAACCTTCTAAATAATAAAAATATATTTTTTTCATATTTATAGGTATGATTAAACTAAAAAACATATTAAAAGAGTTCGATGAATCACCGAACACCGTATTTCAAAAGGTAGCATTCGGTGATCCCAAATATCCATACTCCGACGAACTCTCTATGTTACAACATAAAAGAGCCGGAGAACCGAATACACAGAAAGAAGATTACTTTTTAAGACTATTACAACGTTGGGTTATGTCATCTACCGATGATGTTGCAGAGAAATTATATGATAACTATAAACTCTTTAAGAAGTCTTCTAGATTATATCCCGGCATTTTTTCACCTAAAACCGAGGTTGGTACATTACTTTATCGTGGGTTGGAATATCTAAATGACCAATTATGGGAAACTATAAAAGACACCGAAATTCACGAATGGAAAGATGTAGAATATGATAATGGAATATATTGGATTTACACGAAACCTGTTGAATATATTCCCGAAAGACCTGTGCAAAGTTGGACGGATGTTCCAGAGATTTCAGAAAATTTTAGTGGTGATGCCGTATTGATAACTAAACAAGATAATCATTTTCTTTTTAACAAAGATGCAATTTCTGTTATCTTTGGGTACAATGAAAGTGAGATATTACACTTTGGAAAAAAGTTTAGGAATCCCGTGTACCTAGCAATCAACGATTCAATATACCAACACTCTATTGTTGGGTCTAAACGTCCTAAAATATTTTCTATTGCAGATGAATTATTTTAAGGATTCCATATATTTATTCTTAGTAAGTTTTGTTAATTGTGGCAGAATGTTTCACATTGGGTATTAATAAATGGGAAATAAAAATGGCAGTCTTAATAAAACAAAAATACAAAGAAAATTTGGCAAAAACTTGTTTAATCTTGGGGGCATTCTTCAACCCTCTTGGATTCGACGCGGCTTTTGCGTTTGTTACGAAACTCACAGGGAGTTATGCTCTAACAGACATTATATTTTATGGGGTAGCGCTGTTCTTTTTTGGGTGCTATTTTTTATTATCTCGTAAGAAAACAAAACCTGAACCATATTTGTAGAATATAACCATAGTATTTTTTGGAGGATAAGATGGAACTGAATAAAAAACGAATGATGAAACTTGCTGGTCTTTTGACTGAATCTATCAATGAGGCAGTAAAGGAAGTAAATCTTGGTAAAGACCCAAAGAGTTTCGCAAAGGCGTATGGATCGAACAAACATGGTTCAAACATTGAGTGGAAAAACACAGCAATGTTCAGCAAGAAAGATGCAATGAACATTATGAAACAAGCACTTCCTGATGGATATAATGACTTCAAGGCAGAATTGATTGACAAGTTGCCAGCCGATGCAAAGATTCAAATTGCTCGTGAAGGTAGTGTTTGTCTTTATGTAAAAACAACTACAAAATTGAGTAAGGCTTCTTTGAAGGCAGATGAACTCCATCAAGTAGAACCAGGTCTATACCGAATTTGGTGGGACTAATACAATAGGAGTATAAAATGAAACTATCAACAAGAAAAGAATTACTAAAACAATCTGATTTGGTATTAAAAAAGATAATTGACGTAATCAAAGAAGAACAAGAAGACATCGGTAAAGATGTTCGTACTGCCGTCGGTAAAATACAGAAATTCTCACAAGAAGGTCATCTAACCGAGTCATTACTCGAATTGGCTAAACTCTTAAAGTCAAAGAAACACGAAAATATCTTAAAGGCAATTCAAGATATTACAAAGGAAACAGAATCTATGCCTTACATGATTGAAAAATATCGTGAGGAAGTTGGAAGAGAATTATCTTTACTTTGTAGAGAGAAGTTAACAAACAAAGAATTTGCTGCCATTTATACCGCGATATAATTTTTATTTGTTTGTGTAAGATTTTTTCTGTATATTCGTACACGAAATCCAAGTATAATAAGGAAACACAAATGAAATTAAAAAATATAATAACAGAGTCTCTTACAGAGTTTGGTCAGATAAATGAAGCAAGTCTATCTAGATTAGTTGATAAAGTTAAGAATAATGATTTCTGTGTTGCATCTGCCTTCCGTTCAAACTTTACAAAGAAACAAAATCGTCAACGTAACAAAGAGTTATTCTCGGTACTACAATCAAAGAAGATGGGTGGATATGTACTGATTGCACATTGGCAAGAAGCACCCGATGGAACAGATTGGAAAGATGCAAGTCCTGAACAACTACAAGATATTACCGAAGAAAGTGTTTTGTTTATTAAGCCAGAATCTGTTTCACGAGAAGAATTTATCGAAGTTTGTGTTTCTATTGCCAATAAATTTAATCAAGATGCGGTAATTGTTGGTCTTAAAGATAAGGGCATATTTCTTTATTATAAGAGTGGTGATAGTGACCAGATTGGGCAGGGTACATCTATTGGTAAAATTTCACAGGCATATTCACAACTTCGTAGTGGAAATAAAACCCCGTTTGTTTTTGAAGGTTCACTCCAACCAACTTCAAACTTTGGAAGAATGGCATTCTCTATAAACAACATTCTTTATTTTAAGTCCTAAAAAAATTTGGAAATGTAAAATTTATTTCGTATATTTGTACATTGTTATTAACAATCACATAATCAAATCTCAAAATTCTATGAAAATACTTCAACATACACGACCATATAGTTTGACCCCGAATACTAAATTCGAGGCAGCCACCTATTGGTCAAATAGAGTTCAGATGAATTTTGGCGCCATTCATCGGCAAACTTCTGTGAGTTAGAGATTGTAGTACAGATATACTATACCTTCAAAAAAGACTTACAGAGTAAAATTTGTAAGTCTTTTTTGTTATGTGGAAAACTTTTTAAGTTCTTGATATTAAATGACTTACACCCAAAAAACAAAATTATGAACAAAAATTAATTTGTAATCCCGAAACTATTTCGTAGATTTGTATTCCTTCGTTTGAGGGAAATGTTCATTGAAAACTTATAAAACAAGCCGCGGCGGTACAGTTAGAGAGGTACGGAAGTCTGTAAAACTTTTCCTATTTTGGTGAGTAGGTGCGAATCCTACCCGCGGCACAAAATAAATCTATTCGGGATATATTTATAATTGTAGATTGTTCAATTGTATAGGAGTCCCGAAATGTGGATATGTAAACATTGTGGTAATGAATTTGATTTTGAAACCGTTAGTGATAAAGGTAATCATTCACGGTGGTGTCAATCGAATCCAAAACGTAAAGATTATCAAAATGATTCTTCAATTAGAATGAACTCTATATTGAAGGATAAACTTGGTGAACTGATGGTGTTTGATGTAGAGTGTTCCGTGTGTAATATCACTTTTAGTGTGAAAGAGAGGGAAAAACAATTTCCAACACGAGAAAAATATTACTGCTCTAGATCATGTGCCAACTCAATTGGTGGCAAAGCTAAAAGTCAAAAATACTACAGCGATGACGTTAGTTATAGAGTAATAGCATTCAGATACCACGAAAAGAAATGTGTAGTGTGTGATGAGAATAAAATTGTTGCGGTACACCACTATAACGAGAATCATAATGATAATAGACCGGAAAATTTGATTCCACTTTGTCCAACTCACCATCAGTATATGCACAGTAGATTCAAATCATTGATAGACGATAAAGTGCAAGAATTCATAATCACTTTTCTGAATAGCGGGCCAGCATGATCCAAGGGGGCGAGGAGCACTTGCAATGCACCTGTGGTGAGTTCGATTCTCATCTGGTCCACCATAATGCCGAGATAGCTCAGTTGGTAGAGCGCCAGTTTGAAGCACTGGTAGCCGTGGTTCGATTCCACGTTTCGGCACAAAAATTGCGGGGTAGAGAAACGGTTAACTCGTCGGGCTCATAACCCGAAGATTGCAGGTTCGAGTCCTGCCCCCGCTACAATTATTCAAGTGTGACCGAGAGGCCGATGGTAACGGACTGTTAATCCGTCGTGGTTTATACCCCACCGCAGGTTCAAATCCTGCCGCTTGAGCAAAACACGGCCAGAGTGCAACCCGTTATGCCAGTAACTTTTTGTCTCTGTTGTGTTCACACCGTTATCGGTTCTGGCAAATTGGTATCGGTGTTTTGGTATGAGCATCGTTGGAAATGCGTCCGGAGTGAATCCGGAAGTCGTGGGTTCGAGGCCCACATACCAAGCAAATTATCAGGGTGTGTCCGGAATTGGCTACGGGCTCCGTCTGGAGCGGAGAATATGCAGGTTCAAGTCCTGTCACCCTGACTTTATTAACTAAAAGGTATTTTATGTTCAAGTACAAAAACATAGAACTTTTGAACAAACACGTTTCCGATGGAAATGTAAATGTTCAAAAACACAAGAACTTCGATTACTACATCTACAATTACTCACAAACTGTTCAGTTTCAAAAGTTATGGGATGAAGTAACGATTGATTCTCGTGGGTTGATTCTCGACGGCATGGGTAACATAATCGCCCGTCCTTTTCAAAAATTCTTTAACTTACAAGAACACGATGTAAAGGACATACCGTTCGACTTACCGTATACTGTCTTTGAAAAGATGGATGGTTCACTCGGTATCGCCTATAAGGGTGAGGATGGTGAGGTTTATATTGCAACTCGTGGTTCGTTTGAATCCGAACAGGCAATAAAGGCAACTGAAATGTTATATGCAAATTCAGATTTGTATAACCTTGTTCACTCTTATTCGGATGATTACACGTTTCTGTTTGAGATTATTTATCCGAGCAATCGAATTGTTGTGGATTACGGTGGTGAAGAAAAACTTGTTTTGTTGGGTTCGTACCACAAAGAAACTAACGAATTTGTTTTTCCTGACTACTATAAACAAATGATTCCATCATTGTTTATACCAAAGAGATTTGATGTTTCATCTATTGATGAACTGAAGAACTCTGATGAAATAAACTTTGAAGGTTACGTTGTTCGATTCCAAAACGATTTCCGTGTAAAAGTAAAACTCGACGAGTATGTACGTTTACACCGTATTCTGACGAACGTCTCGAATGTTTCTATTTGGGAATCCCTGAAAAACGGCGATAACCTAGAAGAAATATTACAGAATGTTCCAGACGAGTTTTACATTTGGGTCGGTGGAATTATCTCGGATCTTCAAAAGAAGTATGATGACATCTTATTTGCTGTTTGTGGTGTTAACAATCACATTGTTTACAACATGAAAGATTCAACACGAAAAGAAATTGCGTTATATTTGTTGGAAAACTACAAGAGTGTGTCTTCAATATTATTTTCTATAATGGACGGTAAAGATTACTCGAAAATAATATGGGACATGGTTAAACCAGAATATCAAAAACCATTTTATCAGAAAGATAGAAACGATGCCTAAAATCATAATTTGTAAAGGACTCCCCGCTTCGGGTAAATCAACGTGGGCTTCTAACTTCGTTGAACAAAATCAAGATTGGAAACGAGTAAATAAAGATGATTTGCGTTCTATGGTTCAAAGTGGCGCTTGGTCCAGTAAGATGGAACTTCAAATTCTGAAAACTCGTGATACTCTCATTCGTCAATGGTTGAGTGAAGGAATCAATGTTATTGTAGATGATACAAACTTGAATCCAAAACACGAAGACTCTATTCGAGCCATTGGTAAGGAATTTAATGCAAATGTTGAAGTCAAGTGGTTTCACATTGACGTTGACACGGCAATCGAACGAGACCTGAAACGAAATCGGTCGGTAGGTGAACGTGTTATTCGTAAGATGTTCAACGATTGGATTCGTCCAAAGGTAACTCGAATGATTCAAGACAAGTCTTTGGCACAGGCAATCATTGTTGACATCGACGGTACTGTTGCAAAGATGGATGGGCGTGGTGCCTTTGATTGGGGTAGAGTCGGTGAAGACAAACCGAATCCACCAATCATTGATATTGTTCAAAGGTTTGCAACTACACACAACATCATCTTTATGTCAGGACGTGATTCTGTTTGCCGAGAACAAACGTTGGTATGGTTGAAGGACAATGTTCATTTGACCCACTTTCATTTGTTCATGCGTCCAGAAGGCGATATGCGTAAAGATTCTATCGTCAAACGTGAATTGTTCGATACTCATATTCGTAACAAGTTTTACATCGACTTCGTGTTGGATGACCGAGACCAAGTTGTAGATATGTGGAGAAATGATTTGGGTTTGACTTGTTTGCAAGTAGATTGGGGAGACTTTTAAAGTACGCCCGACGAAAGTCGGGCATTATTGTGGAGTGGCCAAATTGGCAAGGCGTCTCACTTTGAATGAGAAAATTATAGGTTCGAGTCCTATCTCCACAACTTTTATGGTGACTATGGTGTAATGGTAAACACCACTCGCTGTGACCGAGTAGATATGGGTTCGATTCCCATTAGTTACCCAATGTTCTTGTAGCTCAACTGGATTTAGAGTGCCTCGCTACGAACGAGGAGGTTGAGGGTTCGAGTCCTTCCAAGAACGCAACACCGATATAGTTCAATGGTAGAACGGTTCTCTCATAAGGAACACGACGTGGTTCGATTCCACGTATCGGTACATATAGGTGTAGTTCAATGGTAGAACGTCGGTCTCCAACACCGTTGGTTGCAGGTTCGAGTCCTGTCACCTATGCAATAATCGCCTTTAGTTCAAATGGTTAGAATGCTGTGCTGATAACGCAGTGATTCCCGTTCAAGTCGGGAAAGGCGGACAAATGCTAGATTGGTCGAGTAGTCAGACGGAACTCTGCAAAAGTTCTTACGGTGGTGCAAATCCACCATCTAGCTCAAAAATAAATTTGGTTATTACAAAATTATTTCGTATATTGTGTGTATTGAAAATCAAACATTGAATTGCTCGTGAGTGTTTATGGCAGATTTTTCTAATTTTTGAGCAATCATACCTCTGTGTCCTAACCACCATCAGATGTTACATACAAAAAAATATTCGGATATGGTTAAAAATGAAATATCAAAACTCATCTCACAGAGAACATTAATCTTAAATGATTAAAATAAATTTGAATATTACAAACAATTCAGTTAGGAAGCAAATCTGAACGTTCCTATGAATGTAAAGTCAACGGGTACTCTTTACGCTGGATTGTATTTGCCACTTTAGCACAAATGGTAGTGCATCCGATTTGTAATCGGAAGGTTACTGGTTCAATTCCGGTAAGTGGCTCAAACGGAGGAATCGCATAATGGTATTGCAGCTGACTTGAAATCAGCCGACCGAAAGGTTGTGTGGGTTCAAATCCTACTTCCTCCGCCAAATGCCCGAATGGTGGAATTGGCAGTCACGCCGCGCTTAGAACGCGGTGCAGCAATGCGTGGGGGTTCAAGTCCCTCTTCGGGTACACAATGCGGAAGTAACTCAATGGTAGAGTCACTGCCTTCCAAGCAGTTGGTTGCGAGTTCGAGCCTCGTCTTCCGCTCAAATATCAAATAAATCATACTAATAATATTATTTTATGTCTAACATAGTTCGTTCAAACATATTTGAAAAATATCGTGGAATGTCACCTTACCTAAAAATAGGTGAAGATGAATGGAAAGATATTATGACTTCATACGAAAAAGATGTAATACTCGAAGATATATCTGAAATATTATTGGAATATGGCGCGCCTATACCGAATATAACAGAGAAGGAAATACAAATAAACTTTACAAAATTGAAACAAGTTCGTTGGGAAGATGTATTAGTTGAAGGAGATTGGTTTCCTAGAAATGATACTAAATCTAGATATAGTTTATCATACCAAGAAATTCCAATGTATTTTAAACGTGTCAATATTGGTAACAATGCATCTAATCCGTTTCATATTGAAAATAGATGGAAGGTTGACCATATTAGGTCGATTAGTGGTTGGAAGGCATGGCAAACCAAAGAAGGCATAAAAACAGTAGTTCGTGCTTTTTTTACATTAGATAAAGTATTGTTGGGAGTAAATGAGGAAACTTTGAGAATGGCAACTACATTAAGAAAGTATATTGCATCTCAATTTAAACCTGTTATAGCGAAATCTCTGTATGATATGTTCCAAAGTAAAAATGTGTTGGATTTCTCTGCCGGTTGGGGAGACAGATTGTGTGGATTCTTCACGTCTAATCATGGACAACACTATGTTGGAATCGACCCAAATATATCGAACCACGTTGGGTATAAAAACCAAATAGAATTTTATTCTAAACATAGAACATTCTTTGAAACGATAAAGACTGCTGAAATGATACCACAGGCGGCAGAGGATGTGGATTATTCAAAGTATGTAAATTTTTTTGATACTATATTTACATCACCGCCATATTTTAATACGGAAAAATATTCACAGGATGATACCCAAAGTTGGGTTAGATATGGTGATATAGACCGCTGGAACAAAGAATTTCTTCATAAAACAATAGACAAAATTATTCCAACATTAAAAGAAAATGGAATATTGGCAATAAATATAGCGGACGTTTTTAACGCAAAGATAGATGGGTATGTTGATATTACGAATGCAATGAATGATTTTATACAATCTAAAGGTTTGGTATATCAGGGGTGTATCGGTATGGCAATGTCAAAAAGATTAAACTCCGGAGGAGCGGGTAAAGCAAAAAGTGATTATTTCGACGATACCCTTTTACAAAAGGCAAAGGATAACGAAAAAATTACATTTGGTGAACCTATCTGGATATGGAAGAAAACCACATAAATAATGCAGCATTCGTCTAGAGGTTAGGACACCGCCCTTTCACGGCGGTAACACGGGTTCAATTCCCGTATGCTGTACTTCTAAAAATAAATTTGGAAATGTCAAAATTATTTTGTATATTTGTATTGTCTAATAACTGAAGATATAAAAATGACAAACAAAGAAGTTTTTGAATCAGGAAAAATTTTACAATTTTATACTACTGACTTTAATCCGGTTACGGGTGAGCCTGGCATTAACGCCGGTATCGATAATCTAGTTTTATTTAATGGTAGAGTTTATTCCATACTAACCGATAAGACTGGTTCGGTTGGTGACTCTTACGGACTACCACTTTTAATTTCGGATAACCCACAGAAATTTATGGAAGATTTATGTTTTTCCGAAAATGATTTATATCAGAAACATAATTGGGAATCTGACACAGAACATTTTGATATTGGTGATTTAATTGAATGGGATGAGTTGGATAGAATGGATAAGTTAGGTTGGGTTAGGAATGATGATTGGTAAGTTTATATTGGGCTTCTAGCTCAATGGTAAGAGCGCCGCACTCATAATGCGTAGGTTCTCGGTTCAAGTCCGGGGAGGCCCACCAAAACAACGATTTCGTAGCTCAGCTGGTAGAGCAACAGACTTTGAAATAAGAGTGCACTCATAGTAATGTGAGAAGTAGAATTTGGCTATATGCTGGAAACTCCTTAGAGCCGTCAATACCAAGTGTAACAATTTGACGAATTGGACAATCAGCAGGAAAGACTATCGTAAGATAGAATCCTCAGAGACTACACGCCGAACATCCAATATATTGGATGATGATATAGTCCAGACCACAACATCGAAAGATGGCTTGGGAAACCAAGAGTGGTAAGTTAATCTGTGGGTCGTGGGTTCGAGCCCCACCGAAATCACTTTTTTAGGTTCGACCCTATTTATATGTAGAGTCGAACATTTGGAGATAAGTATGAACTGTAAAAAATGTGGAAATGAATTTGAGCCGTCAAAAGGTCTTTTGAATTACTGCTCTATGAGTTGCAGAAATTCAAGAGAACGTTCAGATGAAGTCAAGCAAAAAATCAGTTCCACCATGAAAAGTGGAACTCTTTCCGGTAGAATACCATCTTTTAATGAACGTCTAAATAGAATGTCAAATGAAGATCGAGAAAATTTCATCAGGAGAATGTGTGAAATAACCGATGAACAAAAGGCAAAGGCAAAAGAAAATATAATGACCGCGCCTTTTGAAACTCTATCATTTGGGCGTTTGAGAAAACGCGTGATATATGAACAGGATGGGAAATGTAATTCTTGTGGTATAGATGAATGGATGAGCAAACCAATATCACTGGAATTGGAACATAAAGATGGAAATCATCATAATAATTTGAGAGATAACTTAGAGGCATTATGTCCAAATTGTCATAGTCAAACACCTACATTTAGAGGTAGAAATATAAAGGGACGTAAACAGAAAGTATTGATTACTGATGATGAACTTTTGATTGTCCTTATACAAAACAACTTTAATATGAGACAATCATTGATACAGGTCGGATTAGCGGCAAAGGGGGCAAACTACAATAGGTGTCACAAACTAAAAAGATTGTATCTTTCAGAATAATTTGATATAATAAACAAATGCCGCCGTGGCGTAATGGTAGCCGCAACAGATTTAAAATCTGTTATCCGTATGGTTGTGTGGGGTCGAGTCCCACCGGTGGTACAAAAATTACCCCGAAGTATAAAGAGGGAGTTATTGGGGATTAACGTTAGTTAATCATTACTTGTTTTTTAATAATTTATAAAGGATTTATATGAATAGATTTTTGTTTTCAATTTTGCTCGGAATGTCACTTATTGGTGTAAGTGTAACTTCTTTCGCAGAGTCTTCACCTATTTACGCCGAAATTTCATCACGTGATTCACATTGGGTTAACGAAGTAGGTTTGTTGGTTCCGACCAACTCTTCGGGTATTAGAGATTACTTTGCGGCAAATAGTATCACACCAACACCGTTGACTGGCGGTCTTTCTTCCGGTCTACAATTCGGTCGTCATTACCGTATTGGAAATGCAGCCACTATTGGTGCAACACTTTCCGGAAATGTTTTGTATAGTTCCGGTGCAACTACTACACAAGTATATCAGACAGCGGCATATTTTGTTGCTCGTGGTTACTTGAGCCAAACTTGGCGTAGTGGTATTTTTGCAGAAATCGGCATCGGTCCTGAAGTAAGTGCCGTATCGGTTGCTAATTCTGATTTTATGATTCAAGCAAACGCATCTACACGTCTTGGGGTAGGTTACAATTATCAATTTAACGATGATGTTTCCGTAGGCGTGTCGGTGGGTGTAACACCGTCCATCACATCCGATAATTATTTGGATGGTGCACGTGTATTGGTAAATATGCTTTGGTAAAATACAACTGGGGTAATCTCTCCCTCACGAGTATTATTATATTTGTGGGGGATTTTTATTTGCCACCGTGGCGAAACAGGCAGACGCAACGGACTTAAAATCCGTTGTCCGTAAGGACGTACCGGTTCAATTCCGGTCGGTGGTACAGAACGCACTCGTAGCTCAGCTGGATAGAGCAACAACCTTCTAAGTTGTGGGCCATTGGTTCAAATCCAATCGAGTGTACAAAACGTGTTATCGTTCTTTGAAATAATAAGGAGAATATTATGGATATTACATCATTTACTTTGGGTATATTGTCTGTTGCATTTACATTCAATCTTGTAGGTGCAGTTTTCAATTTAGTCATGGTTTATAAATTAAAAAGAGAACTTAACGGGTTCAATCAGATAATCAATGATACTACAAATTGGACGAGCAACAAATTCGATTCAACACATGATAAAATTGAATCCCAGAATAGGGATATGATAAGAGTTTTAGATTCCCGATTTGATAAGATGACGAATCGAATCGACCGATTGGAACGAGAACATTTAGGTAAGACGTATATGACAGATAACACCAACAAAATTCAAAAAGAACTACTATTCGATAACTGCTACAAAGAAGTAAAGAACTACTAAACGATTAACAAACTAATCAAAGAACGATAACACATTGGAAGGCTGCCCGACCGGTAAGGGGTCAGATTGCTAATCTGAAGCCGTGGTAGAACATGAACTGGTTCGATTCCAGTGCCTTCCGCCCTACAATACCCCTCAAATTTTGAAAATTTCGAGGTAAATGAACAAAAATTAATTTGTTTGTCATTGCCTGTTCATAATACTTGCCGTATCTTTGTACTATAAGTTTCACACACAATAAGGACAACAACATGAAACCCCTAGAAAGATATGACATGGACGACTATGGGTGTGAGTACCCACTTGCTTATGGCGATTGGGTTCGTGATGCAGACGTAAAGAAGTTAGAGGAACAAAATCAAATGATGTTGGATGCGTTGAAGGGATTGTGCAACGGGAATTGGGGTTGCCCTTGTGAGTTGTCAAACGAAGAACTGGCCGCATGGGATAAAGCCCATGCAGCAATCACAAATGTAGAAGGACAACAGTAATGACCGAAATCGAAAAGTTGGAGAAACAAAATCAAATGATGTTGGATGTCATCAAAGAGGCAGTAAATGGATATTATGGTAATGCCGATGACGATCACTCAATGTCCATATACCATTGGCGTATTATCACCGAACTATTAGAAAAAACACTTCAAGACGTAGAAGGACAACAGAATGATTGAGATAAGGAACATGGATGGTGAAGTAATTCACACGGTTGACGCAGATACTTTGAGAGGTGGAAACTTGTATGGTGCAAACTTGGAAGGCGCAGACCTGTTTGGTGCAGACTTGGAAGGTGCAAACTTGAGTAGTGCAAACTTGTTTGGTGCAGACTTGAGTGGTGCAAACTTGATTGATGCAAACTTGATTGATGCAAACTTGGAAGGTGCAAACTTGAGTGGTGCAAACTTGAGGGGTATGCTAGTAAATTCTTACACAAAGTTTTAACATTAAGGACAACAACAATGATTAGTCTTCCTATTCGTCTAAAACAAATTGGTTCAAACGTAAACCTTCTTCAACGAAATGGCAACGATATTCTCTTCTCGTATGAAACACCGGTCGCGGTATATGACCACAAAAACGGTGAGTATCTACGAACAGAGCAAAAGTTTTCACGAACAACAACACGCCACATTAACAAATGGTTGGGTAGTGTAAAAGCAAGTTCAGTTTCACAAACCGTTATTGAAAGTTACCTTCGCTAAAAAATTGAAACAAACACTTTTATTCACACACTAAGGACAACAACAATGAATTACATCATCGTTCCAAAATTAGATATGATGCTTTGTGGAGATAATAAACTTCGTAGTAACCCACTTACATTCGGAACATACCGTTGGTGTGTTAAGTCTTACAAGACGGTAGGACGAGCAATGTCCGCGGCCAGTAAGTTTGGTAAAACCTATAAACCCTATACATTTATTATGACTGTTCACGGGGAACGTCTTAAACAATCTGATGATTTTTCTATTGACGCTCGTCATATCTTTTTGAACGGAATTTTGAAGTCAATCCTTTGTCTCATTGACGAACAAGAACGTGGTATTCAAAACGAATTTCCTGTAACATTTACAAAGGTTGCTTAATATGAACATCGTCAATCAATACCATCCACAATTTCATCCTCATCCCGGTGAAACACTCGCGGAGAAAATGGACGAAATGAATGTAACACCGTTAAAACTATCATATCTTTCCGGTATATCAGAACAAACTATCATCAATCTAATCAACGGCAATGGTAGTATTGATTCAATCATTGCTCAAAAATTAGAAAAAGCAACAAAGATACCTGCGAGATTTTGGATAAACCATCAACAAGGTTATGACGAAATTTCAGGTAGAAACATGAACAAAAATTAATCATTAGTTCATTGCCGATTTAGAATAGAGTCCGTATCTTTGTATTATAAGTTTCACACACAATAAGGACAACAGAATGATTGAGATAAAGAACATGGATGGTGAAGTAATTCACACGGTTGACGCAGATACTTTGGTAGGTGCAGACTTGAGAGGTGAAGAATTGTGTGATGCGGACTTGAGTGGTGCAGACTTGAGTGGTGCAAACTTGTATTACGCATACTTGTTAGGTGCAAACTTGAGAGGTGCAAACTTGAGTGGTGCAGACTTAAAGGAAGCCGATTTGAGTGGTGCAAACTTGAGTGGTGCAAACTTGACGGGTGCAAACTTGGAAGGTGTGCAAATAAATTCTTACACAAAGTTTTAACATTAAGGACAATAACAATGGACAAGTATCAAGAACTACGAGAAATGATAATCAATGAAATTGTTTATCAGAGGCAATTCTTCTATCAGACGGATTATCCGTCTGATAAGAGTAAACTGATAGAGGAACTTTCAGGTTTGACGGACTATTCTCTTGTTGAAGAACTTTCTTATTGGTCACGGCAACAAGGACGTGAGATTGCAGAAAACCCATACGGTTACTAACAAGGAGACCACGATGATAAAACTCAAACAACTGATGACTGAAGACAAACAGTTTCAAACCTACAATCTCTTTCTTGACGATGAACGGCAACCTAACGAATGTACTTGGATGAACGATTCAAGATACACCAACCTCAAATGGGTTGTTGTAAGAAGCCACGATGAGTTCGTTCGTACATTGTCCGACCGATTCAAACAGAATGAAGTTCCCGAATTGGTTTCATTTGACCACGATTTGGCAGACGTTGGTGGTAAGGTTGATGAAAAGACGGGTAATGATTCTGCAAAGTTCTTGGTTCAATGGTGTATTGACAACTCAATCAATCTTCCTGAATGTTTGGTTCACAGTAAAAACCCAATCGGTAGAGAACGAATCAAACAAACAATCAACGATTACAACCGATTTCAAACACTCAACAAGTAAAAGGACACGATAATGAAAAAGACTATGACCTATTCAATCCATACCCACGATGAAATACATGGATGGCACGTATCAAAGGAATCCCTAAACTTAGATACCTTCGGTGACGATGACAAGTGGGCGTTCAATTTCATTCTCGAAAACGAATGTGAATACGTGAAGATGGGAGATACAATGTGGACTATTGAACAAGGATAACAGCAATGACCTATATTCCAGATAAAGTAGTTAGTATTCTACCACCGGCAATTTTAGGTGAGGCCGGTAGAAAACACGTAATATACGGAATGTGTCAATCTGATAGTGGGTTCTATCACGTTCCCGATGATTTTACATACGAAGATGCAAGAAGTCGTTGGGTTCAATGGACACCACCACCGAAGATTAAAGCCGAAAGTAAAACTTGGAATGTTGAATCATCAAAGAAAGGTTCGTTCTACAATGTAAAAAATGATGGTAATTATTGGAGTTGTTCTTGTCCTTCCAATATTTATCACAGAAACAAAGATTGTAGGCACATAAAACAAATCAAGGAGAAAACAGGATGGAAACCGTAGGGAATACTGAATCCCGAAAACGTCAGGCACAAGTTGAAGCGGGTGTCTATGACGGTCGGTACAAGACTAATGTGGTAGAAGACAAGAAAAAGAAAGCAACGAAAAATGCTTGCCGTAAATTCAAACAAATAAAAATTGATGGTGAGTAAAAAAGTGCTTGGAAACGTCAGATTTTTTTAGTATATTTGTATAACAATTACAAAACAAAAATGCAATACTTAGATGAGTTCGATGAAGATTCAATCAATGAAACAGATTTCATTGATAAGTGGATTCAAGAAAACAACGCAGATATTACCAACATTAAGGCGGTATCTTTCTCAAAAGTAAAACAAACCTTGAAAGAAGATTATGCTAATGAAAGTGAATAAGGAAGTATCTGTATTCATCGCTATCAAACAATATCTTGTTAGATATATTATGTCAAAACTTTAAAACAAAATCTATCGGATAACCCGATTTTTTATAACCCAATTTATCATTTTTTATAGGTGTTTTATGATTACTGTTGATGCTGCCGGTCGTATTCGTTTTTCTCGTGAAGTTTCTCGTGGTGCAGGTTTCCGCCCCGGACAAAAGATTGCCGTGGTCGCTGAAGGACAAAATTCGTTCCGTATTCAGTCTGCCACTAAGACTTCAAAGGGAACCGATTCACTCCGTTATTCGGTTGAACAAGACGGCCGTATTCGTGTAAATCGTGCTTCTCTCCGTGACCTCGGTGTTAAGGGTCGCCGTAAGAACATGATGCTCGATGTAAACAAGGGAAGTGTTGTAGTTACAATGTAATTGTAATATAAATACTATCAATACTTCGGGGAGTTTCTTTCGGGACTCCCCGTTTTTATTTGTACGTGTAACAAATTTTTAGTATATTTGTTACAGATGCTATTCATAATTTTTTGAAATCAAACTATGCAATATAATAAGAACGTATTAGTTTTAGATGTGTGGTATCAGCCAGTCACGCTAACAAGTGTGAGAAAGGCAATAACACTATTATGGTTGGATAAGGTTGAACTTATCGAACACTCGGACTACCTCATGCATTCTCCGTCGAGAACTTTAAATAGACCACTTATTATTCGTTTGAAAGAAAAATTGAAATCGAACTCGTGGAAACGTGTTCAATTAAACCGCCGGAACTTATTTAAGAGGGATGACCATAGATGTGTCTATTGTGGTTCCAACGAGAATCTAACCGTTGACCATGTTGTCCCACGATGTTATGGTGGCAAAACAACATGGGATAATGTTGTTACTGCCTGCCACACGTGTAATAACAAGAAGGATAATAAATCACCCGAAGAAGTTGGATTGAAATTACGTGTTAAACCAAAACAACCAAACCACTTACTTTTTATGGCACACAAAACAAAACTTCACGAAAAGTGGAAACCATACTTGTATATGTCCTAATAGTTTCGTATATTACAGAATCAGAAAATAAAAGGAAGTACGATGAGATTTTACTGCTAATTGGTGTGGTCTTATATTTATATTTATGAGAAGAGCAACGGAATCAAATGTAGAAAAATACTTGGAATATTCGAACTTCATAAAAGAATGTTCGAAGAAATCTTATTCTTCGGATTTGGTTTTGCACAGACATCATATAGTTCCACGAAAATTGTGGGATGATAAAGATATGTCTGTGAATGACCCTTCCAACCTAGTTCTATTATCGGTTGAAGACCATGTGACGGCACATATCCTATACGCAAACGCATATGATTCAGATACAATAGAACACATAATGAATATGAGAAGTGCTCGTATATTGAATCGAAAATCAATACATGACGTTCATACGTTGAATAAAATAACAGAGACGTATGTTGGTAAAAACAATCCGTTTTACGGAAAAAAACACAATGAAAAGACACGTCAAATTTTACGGGAGTCCGCGAGAAAGTTATTCACTGATGTATCTTACGAAGAACGATATGGTCGGAATAGTTCAATAGAAAAAGAAAAGAGACGTGACGGAGTTCGTAGGAGTTGGGAGAATATGTCAGATGAACAAAAAGAACAGAGAAAAAAAAATATCTCAAAATCATTGGTGGGTAAAATGTCTGGTGGTAAAAATCCATTCGCAACACCGGTTATTGTAAATGGAATCCACTATGATAGTATAGCCGATGCCAGAAAAAAACTTGGAGTTAGTTCATACATACTAGAAAAACATTATGAAGTTATCAAATTAGAAAGGAAGAAGAAATGACGATAATCAAACACTACGGGGCAGAACAATGGTGTGCCCCTTGCAGAGCTCTAAAACCTGTAATCCAGGAAATTATATCACAAAATCCGTCGGTATCTTATCAATATATCGATGTTGACCAACACCCCGAAGATGCTCAACAAAACGGTGTTCGTTCTGTTCCAACGGTGATTGTTACCAAGAACGGAATCGAAACATCACGTTTCGTTGGTGTCCAACCCCGTGCAGTTTACGAACAAGCAATAAAATAAGGAGTCAAACATGAATAATAGTGTAGTTCGATGGACAACACCAGAAGGTGTAAAGTATGAAGTACGTGGAAATGTTAATCGATTGGAAGTAAACTTCAAGAAGTTGAGTCCCGATGCCGTAACACCGTCGTATGCAACCGAGGGTGATGCCGGTTTGGATTTAGTATCGGTATCTATGACTAAAGATGATAACTCCAATTACATTGAATATGGTACAGGTATTGCAGTTGAAATACCGAAGGGTTACGTTGGATTTCTATATCCACGTTCTTCAGTATCGAAAAAAGAAAATTTTTATTTAAAAAATTCCGTTGGTGTTATTGATTCATCATATCGTGGGGAAATAAAACTACGATTCAATAAATCAGATGATTCCTATCATATTGGGGAAAAAATTGGACAACTTATAATCCTACCTTATCCAACGATTACTTTAAATGAAGTATCAACTCTTTCTAATAGTGAACGTGGTATAGGTGGGTTTGGAAGTACCGATGTATCTTCAACTAAACAATAATTTTGACTTAAACCATGTATTTAGATTATTTTGATAAATTCCGTGGAATGAAGCCGTACTTTATTATCGATGAGACGGAATGGAAATACATTAAAGAAACCTTCAATCAGGAGGATGTTTTAGAATCAATCGGAACGGTTCTCATGGACTATCCACTTCCGTATGCAGATATTACGATTGAAGATGCCAGGTCTGAATTTATGAAGTTAAAAGGAATACGTTGGAATGAATTATTAGTTGAAGGTGATTGGAAGGCCCGTCACGAATATCCATTTCCATTTACTTGGAATGGCAAGTCTCTGTACTTTTCAAGAAACAACGTTGGTAATTCCGCCTCAAATTTCTTTCAACAGAAAAATCGATGGGAAGTTGATGCAACCCAATCACCCGGACCTGCTAGGTCTTGGACACTACTTCGTTCCATGAAATCTATAGCAAAGGCATTCTATACTTTAAAATATCCTATGATTGATAAGTCGGTTGTTCGTGGCGCTATGGGTCTTCGTAAATATATCTGCTCACAATTCAAACCTAATGTTGCAAAGGCGTTATATGAAATGATGGGTGCAAAAGTTATATTAGATTTCTCTGCCGGTTGGGGAGATAGACTTGCTGGATTTTATGCATCTAATGCAAAAACGTATATTGGTATAGACCCTCGAAAAGAAAATCATCCCATATATCGGGAACAGATAAATTTCTACGATAAAAATTTAGGTTGGTTTGAAGAAAAAAAATCCGTATATTTATATGAAAGTCCTGCCGAAGATTGGGATAATTCTGAATGGGTAAATAAGGTTGACCTTGTGTTTACATCCCCGCCATATTTTAATACCGAGCGTTATTCTTACGATGAGACTCAAAGTTGGGTTCGTTACAAAGATATAAATTCTTGGAATGAAAACTTCTTACATAAGGCACTCGATAATGTTTGGGGTACGTTAAAATCCGGCGGGTACATGGTGGTAAACATAGCAGACATATACGACCGTTCAAAACAATCGTATGTTAAAATATGTGAACCTATGGTTGACTATATGAAACAGAAACAAGATTGTATATTTGAAGGTGCAATCGGAATGGAACTTTCAGTAAGACCGGCAGATCCGGGAATTGATGAAAACGATAAATCAAAATTTGCGGAACCTTGCTGGATTTTTAAAAAGAAATAATCGGAGTTATAGATGAACATATTAAATGTAGAATTGATTAAAACTAAATTTATTGCCTACGAGTTCGATGGTTCTGAACAACAGGCAAAAGAATTTTGTAATATGTGGAATTTTTCTTATATTAGGGATAAGATTTACCCAACTCAATTTTGTGTAAGAACTTCTTTGGGTGAATTATTATGTAAAGATTCTTACCTCGTAAAAGATGGTGATGCCTTTAAGACTTATACTAAAGAAAAATTTTATTCAACATTCTCAATCATACGTCAATCCCGCGACCGATATGATTTAGACAAATTAATGGCATCGTAATATGTACCAAAATATTTTCGTAAAAACAACTACAAATGAGGCGTGGGTATGGGATGATAAGAAAGGTCTTACTCATTTTAATTATACACCATACGCCTATAAAAAAGACCCCAACGGCAAATTTCGTTCTATCTATGGGGATAAATTATCAAAGATAACACATTTTGTTAAGAATGACCCAAGTCTTTTTGAATCCGATGTCCCTGAAACTACAAGACTTCTTGTAGATTTGTATAGTGATTCAGACTTACCTTCAAATGGTATTGTTACAATGACGTTGGATATTGAGGTGGAAATGATTACAGGAATACCTGACCCACAATTAGGTAACAATGAAATCACTTCTATAGCATATCACGATTCTGGATTAGATGAATATACGGTACTTATTTTAGATAAGAGAAATCGTGTACAAAGTAAAAAGGTTGGTAACAGAATTATAGTTCCATGTTCCGACGAAAAAACTCTTCTACTTAAATTTGTAGATGCAATTCAATCAATTCAACCACACGTTATAACGGGGTGGAATTGTGATGCGTTCGATATACCTTATATCTACAATAGAATTAAACGGGTACTTGGGAAAAAGGTTGCAAGTAAATTATCTGCGATTGGTGAATTGTTTTACTCACCATACCGGAATCGTTATACTATTGCCGGTGTATCTGTTTTAGATTACATGGTGATGTACAAGAAATTTTCCTATACAGAACTCCCTTCATACGCACTAAATGCAATTTCTTTAAAAGAACTTGGTCGTGGTAAGATTGAATACGAAGGAAATCTCGATGACTTGATGGAAAATGATATTGAACAATTCATCGAGTATAATATAACTGACGTGGAACTTGTTATCGAATTAGATAAGAAATTACAATACATAGACCTCATTCGTGGTATTTGTCATGTTGGTCATGTTCCCTACGAAGACTTTGTATATTCTTCAAAATACCTTGAGGGTGCGTTGTTGACTTACTTAAAACGTGCAGGCGATATTGTTGCACCAAATAAACCGGCGGATAGAAGAGAACGAATGGAAGAATTAAAGGAGTCTGGCCAAGATGGATTTATCGGTGCGTTTGTTAAAGACCCTATCCCCGGTAGATATGATTGGATTTATGACTTGGACTTAACTTCACTATATCCGTCAATCATTATGACTTTGAATATTTCACCTGAAACAAAAGTCGCGAAGATATTGGATTGGGATGTCGATAAGTATATTCGTGGGGAAAAAAATGAATACATAATCAATGGAGAACGTATAGGCAGGGAGAAGTTGCAGAATTTTTTGGAGAAGTATAAATATACAGTTGCGTCAAATGGTGTAATGTATAGTACAGATTTCGTAGGACTTATTCCGGCGGTGTTGAACGAATGGTTTGATAAACGAGTTGAATATAAAGATGAAATGAAAAAATGGGGTAAAGAAGGGAATACTGAGAAGTACGAGTTCTATAAGAAGCGTCAGTTGGTTCAAAAGATTCTACTCAATTCACTCTACGGAACACTTGGGCTTCCGGCATTTCGATGGCACGATATTGATAATGCAGAGGCCGTAACTCTTTCCGGTCAAACGGTTATCAAAAAGACAGAAGCCGCCATCAATATGAAGTATAATAAGGAGTTGGGTTATCAAATAGAAGTTGTTATGGAAGATGATTCCAAACGAATTTACTATGAAAACAACATCATCCCTATTTTGAGAAATGGCGTTCTTATTGCAATAAAGGGTTCCGAACTTTTGGAAACCGATGAAATAATAGATAGTCTCAAATAACTCCGTACACTTTTTTTAAATTACATATATTTATATGTAAGAATGAATTTGAACAACTATGGAGATTATATGGAATACATTCGTAACTGCCCAAAATGCAATAAGGAACTGAAAACAACAAATAAGTATTACTTCAATAAAGCAGTATTATCAAACTCACCGTGTATATCTTGTTCTTTGATTGGGAGAACTTTTAGTGAAGAACATCGAGAAAAACTAAAACAAAATCACGCGGATATATGCGGTGAAAAAAACCCATTCTATAAAAAGAAACATTCAGATGAAACAAAGAAGAAGATTTCTATTACAAAGAAAGAACAACTTTCATCGGAAGAAGTGAGAAAAGTAATATCAGAAAGACAAAAAGAATATCACAAAAATCACGATAACCCATTCAAAGGAAAAACACATTCGGATGAGACAAAGAATACTTTGAGTGGGATTACTAAAAAAAGAATGGAAGATGAATCCGTCCGTGAATTATTATCCAAGAGGTCAAAGGAGTGGTACAAATACAATGAAAATCCATTCAAGGGTAAACATCATACAGATGAATCTAAAAAAAAGATGTCAATTAGTCACAAAGAACACTACAACAAATTTAAGCACCCGTGGCTAGGAAAAAAACATAATACGGAATCAATACAAAAAATGAGAGAAAAGGCGATAGAACGAATAAAAAGAGTAGGACTTCCGTTCCATCCACCGTATAATCCAATTTCGATTCCAATAATTGAAAGTTATGGAAAAGAAAAAGGATATACATCCCTCCATGCCGAAAATGGTGGAGAGTATAAAGTTCCAAATACGAGCTTCTTTGTAGATGGGTATGACGAGAAAAATAATGTTGTTATAGAATTTGACGAAAGGCGTCACCGAATGGGTAGAAACCCACACATTGACAAATGGCGTCAAGACAAAATTGGAGAAATTCTAAAATGTAAATTCATCCGTATCTATGAAGAAGACGGAACTATAACAGAATTTGACTATTCACAGGAATAATAGTATATTTAAATAAAAAGGATTTATATGAAAATCAAACAAATTATTAGAAAGGAGAATGTCCACGTAGATCATGTTGCCTACGTGGACACGTAATGGATTCCGTATTTGTTTCATGCCTACCACTTGTAAAAAATCGTTTCCCAGAAATCGATACAAACAACGTCGAGTTGATGACAGGCAAGATTTACGAGATTGCAACAGAAGTTCAGAATTATGTTAATGGATTCTATGATGTATTTGCTAAAAAGATATTCAACACGGAGAAACACCGACTTGAAATCAAACAGGAAATGATTGGACGTACTGGCTTTTGGGTAAAGAAGAAGAGGTATGCCCTATGGATTATTTCAGACAACGGAGTTCCTATGGATAAGTTAGAAGTTAAAGGACTTGACGTTGTTCGTTCTTCATTCCCGAAATCATTTCAAAAGTTTATGAAGGAAGTTCTTATAGATATTTTGAAATCGAAATCAAAAGATCAAATTGACGAAAATATTTTAACGTTCAAACGATTATTGGGTGAAGTTCTATTCGCGGAAGTTGCAAAGAACTCTTCCATAAAAGACATTAAAAAATATCAAGACCCGATAAAGGATGCTGTTCTTGGAACATTTGCAAAAGGAACTCCGTCTCATGTTAAGGCGTCTATTAACTATAATAAGTTACTAAAGTTATTCAAGTGTCCGCCTAAATTTCCACCAATAAAAAACGGGGATAAGGTAAAGATAGCATATTTGAAGAACAACCGTTATGGATTAGAGGAACTTGCCTTCAGAGGAGATTCCGATCCAGAAGAAATAATTACGTTTATAAAAGAATACTTTGATGCAAATGAATTGTTTAACTCTGAACTCGATGGTAAACTCCGTGCCTTTTACAATGCACTTGCGTGGGAATTTCCTTCGGAGAGTAAAAAAGTTGCACAAAAGTTTTTTTCTTTCTAAAAAATTTTGTATATTGTATAATAAGTTTTAAATAAATTAAAGGAGAGTATATGGAAAAGGCAAGATTGATAAATTTTATCAATAAGTATCACTTGGGTGGATTAGTACAATCGGTTGCTTGGAACTCTAATGGTAAACTTTCTACACGTTTCATATCAGATGATAAGAATGTTGTTGGTGAAATTTCGTTGGATAAGTTTAATTCAGACGCTTCAAAGTTTGGCGTCTATAATACAGATTTGTTGTTGAAGTTTTTAGGTGTTTTGGGTAACGATGTAAACTTCGTAATTAACTCTACCGGCGATAAGGCATTTGCACTTACCCTCGATGATAAGTCAACTACGGTGAATTATATGTTGGCAGACTTGGCAGTTATTCCACCGACTCCCGAATTGAAGGAACTTCCTCCGTTTGAATTAACGATTAATATCACAAAGGATTTTATCGATAAGTTTATTAAAGCAAAATCTGCTTTGTCTGATATTGAAACATTTGCGGTTGTTAAGAATAAGAAACTTAACAAATATCAAATTGTAATTGGACATTCTAATGCCAACTCAAATAGAATTTCTATTGACGTTGAATGTTCAGCCCAAAGTGATATTGAACCGATTTCATTTTCTGCAAAGTATTTCCGTGAGATTCTCGCGTCAAATAAAGATTTGAATGGTGGAACGATGTTGGTTTCTTCCGAAGGACTTGCAAAAATTGAATTTGATATTGACGATTATGAATCACGATACTTCCTTGTTAAATTGGAAAACAACTAAGATTGTGGGGAATCTATAAATGAAAAAATACTTTTACGAGAAAAGTAATATTCGTGAATGGCCTACGAATATAACGTATGGGGAATTGATGACGTATAACTCCGACCAGGTTTATGAATGGTTGGAAGATTTACGTACACGAGTAATTACAGACTGGGACGAGAATGGTCAACCACCTTTGGTTGGTAAAGATGAGGGGGAAATAATTCGTTCATTCTCTCGTCTTCGTCAACTTGATGCAGGTTCTCTGTATCATACGTTAATTACACCAAATGACCCTAGTGTTGTTGGTGTGGTTGCTAACTTTACAAAGAATGCAACTGCCTGTAATCAATTCTTCCCAACGATGTTGAAAACAAAAATATCTGCCGGAATATCAAGTGATAATGCACTTTCTATCTATGACCACTTCACGGATAAATTAAAAGATAAATTTCATCATACAATGAAACGAACATTGTATAATGATTCTATGTATTCATATTCAAAGTCAATACTTTCAACTCAATTAAAGAATCCATATTTTTGTCAGGGAGAAACATTACACGATTTCTTTCTTGCATACAAAAATGGTGATGGTAGATTTGATGGGCAAGGATTACGTATATCTAAAATATCCTGTACGTTGGACGAATACAATCGTGAATATACAAAGTACCTTACAATTAAGGCAGACCAAATACGCCAGTTTTTTGAAGAAGGGTTGGTTACATCTGAAATGATTACCTATCTTGGTGATATGAATGAATTAGTAGATACATACTACATAAAGAAAGATTCATCGGAACCAAGAATAAACGTTTACCTTATTAAGGCGTATGAGAAGAACAAGAGAATATTCCCAAGTGCATTACAAACGTTTCGTCTTTCTCTTGGTCAACCGGCAGTAAATTTCCCGCCTATGACTGCCAAGTTTCTATATGAACACTTTACAAAACATATTCCGGCGTCACAAAAGGTAAACGTATATGATCCAAGTTCGGGGTGGGGTGGTAGAATACTTGGGGCTATGTCTGTATCTCGTCCTATACATTATGTAGGAACAGACCCAAATACAGACAACCTCATTCCGGAACTTGGTATTTCGAGATATGAATATCTTGCTGATTTTTATCTTCGGTCTATTGGTGAAAAAGGAAATTCAATCTCAAATAAATTTTTCCAAACCGAAGAGAATCATACGTATGAAGTTTTTCAAGATGGTTCTGAATTGATTGGGAACAATCCAAAGTTTCAAAAATATCGTGGTAAGTTAGATTTTGTTTTTACTTCACCGCCGTATTTTAACCGAGAACAATACTCTGAAGATGAAACACAATCATTTAAGGCATACTCACAATATTCTGATTGGAGAGATAACTTTCTTCGTCCAACATTAACAACGGCGGTGGAATATCTAAAACACGATAGATACCTCTGTTGGAATATTGCAAACATTCGTGTATCATCTAATAAAGTTATACATTTGGAAGAAGATTCTATCCAGATTCTCAAGGAACTTGGTATGGAATATAAAGGTAAAATAGGTATGTTAATGGCAAAAATGATTGGTAACTCTGATATAGAAGCCCTTACAAATAAAGTTTGGTTTAAGGGTGAATACTGGAAAATCGAACCGATTTTTATTTTCTATAAACCATGAAAGTAAATTCTGAAAGTTTAATAAAGTTTTTTGATGTTGACCCACTTGAAGTTCGTTTGAAAAAAGAAACAGATGAATTTTTTGAGGGTAAACGTGACTTGGATGATACCATTGATTGTGTTTTTCAGTATTACCGGAAATGGGGTTATCCGTATATGAAAATCACCGAACAAGAAAAACATGAACACATGAGAAAACTTCAACAGTTTGATTATGATTCTATTTTCAAAGATGGTGATATAATTCAAGCCATGAACGGACTTCGATTGGCGTGGTCATACTTTCCTCATGCAATGGAAGTAAAGTGTGGCAATTCTAAAATGTCTCCTATGGATAATTTTCTGAATGACCAAACATTCAAAATGACTATTCGTAAATGTTTGAAATGGTTATCAAAACATTGGGGTAGTTCGTTTCAAGAAAACCGTTTACGTCAATCACTCAAAATCTATTCAGGTGTTCAGGGTGTTTCTAATTTCAGACCAACTGCCGCCGGTGTTATCTATAAAAATTATGGTGGTGATGGTGTTATGTGGGATATGTCTTGTGGTTGGGGTGGTAGATTGGTTGGTGCCCTTGCATCACCATACATCAAAACTTATATTGGAACAGAACCATCTACGAAAACATTTGAAGGTCTTTGTAAACTACGTGATGATTTTTCTTATCTTAAAAAAGATATTCAACTTCATTGTATGGGGTCGGAGGATTTCCTACCACCCAAAGAAAGTTTAGACCTGTGTTTTACATCACCGCCGTATTTTGATACCGAGAAGTATGCAGATGAGGAAACACAATCCTATAATAAGTTTCCAACGAAAAATGAATGGGGTTCAGGTTTCCTTCGTAAAACGTTTTCTAATTGTTATCATGGTCTTAAACCCGGTGGATATATGTTAATAAACATTGCCAATACACCAAAGTACAAAGACTTAGAAGAAATGACAATTAAATATGCAACAGAAGTTGGCTTTGTTCATACTGAAACTTTGCAGTTAATTCTTTCTGCTGTTATGGGTGCCGGTCACAAATATGAACCAGTTTTTGTTTTTTCTAAAATCTAGCATATTTATATCTATAACCAAAGTATTTTTTTTTGGAGTAACAAATGGCAAAACAAATAAAAACAAAAGACCTCGTAATAGAAGGTAAAGCAATTCAAGAAAAGTTCAAGAAATCCTTAAATGAAGAATCCTTAAATGAAGATTCATCAAATATTGATGGTAAAAAATGGCGGTCTAATTTTTTCAATACGGCTGAACAATGGATTACAACGAACCGTAAGAAGTTTGATGCAGATGTGATGAACCTTTATAAGTCATTATTAAAAGATGCTAAGAATAAATTTAAACCATTTTGTAAAGAAATAATTGGAAAAAAATATTCAGAAATAGCGCGGCCGAGGGTCTTTATTCCTAATAAGTTATCTGATGCTAAAATAATTAAAGCAGAGATACACTTAAGTCCTTTCGGGAAATTTGAGTTTTATTCTAATGGCAAACTTGACTTTACACTCTTACCCTCGGTTATAATTAAAATGGAATTATCTGATGGCGGCGAGGAATCGTTGAGAGTCTCGATTGACGAATATCAAAATATTCAACTCATTTAATTATAAATTTTAAAAAAAGAAAAACTTTTGGATAAGTAATTTAAAAAGGGAACTTCGGTTCCTTTTTTTATTTGTATATGTCCAAAAGATTTCGTATATTTGTATTCATCTATTAATAACAAAAGGACACTATGTTTAATACTGAACACACTCTATACGTAGAAAAATATCGTCCAAATTCTCTTGATAGTTATATTGGTAATGAAACTATCATCGAGACATTTAAACGATACATTCAAAATAACGATGTACCACACCTTCTTCTTTATGGTGATGCCGGTAGTGGTAAAACAACTCTCGCTAAAATTGTAGCAAATACAATAGCAAAAGATAACTACATTTATATTAACGCATCCGATGAGAACTCTATTGATACCGTCCGAGACAAAATCAAGCAGTTTGCATCATCAATCGGTTTCGGTGGTTTGAAGATTATCATTCTTGACGAGTCCGATTATCTCACCCCAAACGCACAAGCGGCTCTCCGTAATATCATGGAGACGTTTAGTAAAACAACACGATTTATCCTAACGTGTAATTACGTGGACAAGATTATTGACCCGATTCAATCTCGGTGTCAAATCTTCAATATCACACCACCATCGAAAAAAGAAGTTGCAATTCATGTTATGAAGATTCTCGAAACAGAGAGTGTTGAATTTTCAAAAGAAGACTTGGCACAAATCATCAACATGACATATCCTGATATTCGTCGTGTTCTAAATACCGTTCAACGTTGTGTACTTGATAGCAAGTTACAACTCGATAAATCAACGATTGTTCAGAATAATTTTTATTCGAGTATTACAGATATTTTAAAATCTTCCAAAAACAAAAAAGAAAAATTCACAGAGATTCGTCAAATTATCGCGGATAATAGTGTAAAGGATTACACCCCACTCTTCCGTTATCTTTATGATAATGTTGAAGATTATGCCGCCGGATTTGTATCAACTGTTATTCTAATCATCGCAGATTCACAGTACAAAGATTCTCTCGTCGTTGACCACGAAATTAATGCGATGGCAATGTTTATTCAAATTATTATGGAAATTGACCAAAGGAAAACACTATGAGTAATATAATCAATCCTGGTGCACCAACACCACCCCAACAAAAGGTTAATATAAACCTAAACGATGCACAAGACCTAACGTGTAATAATTGTGGAAGTCATTTCTTTAACACCGTTTATATGTTCAAGAAAATTTCAGCACTTGTTTCACCCAATGGTCGAGAATCTATCATACCGATTGAAACATTTTCATGTATTGAATGTGGAACTATTCCGCCGGAATTACTACCAAAGGCACAGACAAATGGCTAGAAATTTATTTGAACACATAAAGGGTATAACCAAAGATAAAATTTCTTGGGATTCTCTCGGTGAAGAAGATAAAAAATCATGGAGTAACTTTATTATTTCAAGATGGCTTTCTATGGATATGGAATTGGTGGAGTACATCAATATGATGCAACAATATTCAAACGGAATATTAACTTCAAAAGATTACTACAAATGCCTTTACCATGCTTTACCTAAATCTTCATTTTATCTGAAGTACACGAAGAAGAAATCAAAGATTGAAATAGACCAAAAGTTTATAGAATTATTCTGTAATCATTTTGCACTTGGAAAATCAAACATTTATGAGTATATTAGTATTCTTAAAAAAACTAATCCAGGTGAATTAACTACCATATTAAAAAAATATGGGTCACGTGAAGAAGATATTAAACTATTTGAAAAACAATTAAAGACTATACCATGAGGAATATAAAAATGGGAATTAAAGAAATTGATTTGGGTAAGAAGTCTGAAACGCCTAAGGCATCAGACGTTATCCGTATTATGGAAGAACGTCATCCGATTTTGATGACGGAATTTAAAAAGATACAACAAGAACAATACGAACTGTTTGCACAAAAGCAAATGGCGTATGGTAAGGGAAATATCATGCTTGGCGGTGATATAGATATTGATGAAGATAGGATTGCTGCCATCCGTGGTATCACCATTCGTCTTAATGATAAGATGCAACGTTTGTTGAATTTAGTATTAAAGGGTATAACAAATCCGTTGGAAAATGAAAGTGTATCTGATACCTTTATAGATATGTCTGTATATGGTATCATATCGCAGATAGTTGAACGTGGTAAATGGAAATAGAAAGGAAAAAAGTTATGAGTAATTATATTTGGACTTCAGAATATGTTTCACCCGGCCATCCTGATAAGATTGCAGACCAGATTTCCGATGCAATTCTCGATGCTTATCTTTCATTAGATAGAAATGCAAAGGTTGCCTGTGAGACGATGGTTAAAAATAATAATGTTTATATTGGCGGTGAAATAACATCAATAGTAGAAATACCCGATTCAAAGATTCAGGAAATTGTACGGGAAACAATTTGTGAAATAGGTTATGACCGAGACGAATTAAAATTCAACGGTAATAATTGTTCTGTTCATCTTGATATTTCTTGTCAATCTCCCGAAATAAATAAAGCCGTAGTTGGTGGTGAAGATATTACCGCCGGTGATCAGGGCATTATGTTTGGATATGCAACGAATACAACCCCAAACGGTATGCCTTTACCTATCTATCTTGCGAAGTATTTTATATCAACGGCATACGAACGTAAGGATAATTACCAACTTCGGCCGGATATGAAGAGTCAGGTTTCGATTCGATATGAAAACGGAACCCCTGTTGAAGTGGATAACGTTATTCTATCCTCTTGTCACGATGAATCCATCGAATTGGAAATGTTAAGACAATACTTCCACGATGTAATCAAAACAACAGTAATCCGTGAAACCCCCGAACACATAAGTAAACTATTCACTAAAAACACAAAGTGGTACGTAAACCCCGCAGGCACTTGGAACATCGGTGGTCCAGTCGCCGATTGTGGTCTCACAGGACGTAAAATTGTAGTTGACCAATACGGTGCAGACTGCCCTATCGGTGGTGGGGCATTCTCCGGTAAAGACCCAAGTAAGGTTGACCGTAGTGGTGCATACATGGCACGTCATATTGCGTTAAATACCTTGGCAAAGAATCCCGAAGCAGAAACTATCCAAGTTCAATTAGGATATTCTATCGGACAAAAATATCCTGTGTCACTTCGTATTTATAGTCCTTACACGGGCAATGAATATTCGTGGGGGGACGGAAGTATGGAAGAATTAACACCAAGTGGCATTATTTCTAAATTTGAATTGGATAATCCTATTTATAAAGAAACTGCTCGTTGGGGTCACTTTGGAATTTCCCCAAAAGAAGTAGAAGGAACTAAATTTTATGAATGGGAGAGAATACAATGAGATTAAAAGAATTACTTGTAATCGAAGAAGAAATTTCATTACGAGGTACAATAACGTTATATCATTTCACCAAAGAAGATGAAGGTGAAAAGTTTGTTTTAGACCCAAAGAAATCTAAGAAAAACCGTTCATATTATTCGGCGAACGATTATAACTTATCTACATTTCCAAGAGTTTTTTACTACACAGATTTAAATAAAATTGAAAAATGGATTTCTTCTCCACATCTTTATTCTGGTAAAGTAAATGGTGCTGAAATTTTAAATTTAACTAAGAGTGTTCAGCTGTACACCGAAGATTCTCAAAAATTTAAATCTGATAGTAAACAATCATGGGAAGTGGCGGATGCCCTTCTCCGCGACGGCAAAAATTGGGATGCAATGTTTAAAAAGGCGGCAAAATATTTTAAAGGAATATACTACGATAAAGGAAATTTGCCTATTGTTAATTTATTTGTTCCATTGGAAGTAACTAAAAATGCAAAACGTTAAAATTTCTTTTTCACAATATCAAATGTGGAAAGGATGTAATCATCGATGGAAATTAAATTACATTGATAAAAAGTCAATCCCGTCACCTTCTATTTCTCTTGTGTTTGGAACGGCGATGCACGAAGTTTTACAATCGTACATTGAAGTTCTTTATAAATCTTCTATATCGGAGGCAAATGCTCTTCCTCTTGAAGAATTACTTAAAGAAAAAATGCAAGAAGAATATAAAGAAATGTTGGTAGAAAACAACAATGTTCACTTTGCAAACAAAGAAAGCATGGTAGAGCATCTTCTCGATGGTGTTCAAATCTTACAATGGTTTAGAGCACACCGCGAGGAATTTTTTATGAAGAAAGGGTGGGAACTTGTTGGAATTGAATCTCCGATTAACATTGTTCCACTTGAAACACACCCGACGGTTCGTCTTGTTGGATTTCTTGATTTGGTTATGAGAAATGTTAAGACCGGGAAAATACATATCTATGATTTTAAGACATCAACAAATGGCTGGGGTAAGTATGCTAAGGGAGATAAAACAAAAGTATCTCAACTTGTTTTGTATAAGACATATTATGCACGGCAGTATAAAACCAACCCCGACAATATTGAAGTTGAATATATTATTCTTAAAAGAAAGATAAATGAAGATGCAGAGTTTGCTGCAATGAAAAAGAGGATTCAACGATTTGAACCTGCACACGGGAAGGTTTC